TGTAGTCCTATCCATTGAACGACAGGGCCAAAAATGCTTCACTAATTTCGTTTTGATAGTTTATAAGACTATTGCCTTTCCACTTGGCTAATTCTGCGATTGTTGGTGCAAAATACAGGATTCGAACCTGTGTTGAATTTAGGGATTCTAAGTGAAGCTTAGATTTTTATTTATTGCCAATCTATTTTAGGGCAATATTTCTGTTTAAAACTCTTAACACCTTCTACTGCGACCGAAGTCACTTCGTCGATGTTTCTACTGATGTTTCGTTTGGTCTCTGAGTCAGAAAACTTGATACATGCTGCTATTATTCCAATAATTACGGCCGTCACAACCAACACAAAACCTGTTACTTTAAGGCTCTGTAATGGATTTGTAAAATATGCATATCCGATACCAAAAAGAACTGCCTGAAGTATTATTCCAAATATAAGTTTGATCCAGTAACCGCCGTTTGCCAATTTATAACGTTCAGCATAGGTCCTCTTTTCTTCTCCAACCCATCTTTCAAGGTCATGAGAGTAGTAATCGGGTTTAGTAGAAGGACCGAGTGCAATCAATGCAACCACACCGTAAATTATCCAGGTGAAGGGTAAGCTTACTATTGCAAGCAAGGATGCCCAGAAATAGTCGCAAAAGTTTTGGTTTGCTTCTTTGTCAAATGTTGCTTTATAAAATTCGTGATGCCAAGAGTTTTTTGTAAGTTGCATAATTTTTGTTTAGAATGAAATAATAATGTAGAAAATGATTCTCCACCATACGAAACTCCATGTGCATCAGGACCAGTTGAAGGAGTAGTTAGGCTGCTTAATACAGTTATAAAAGAATAACCTTGAGCCTTCATCTCATTAATAGTCTTTGAAATGTTTACCTGTAAGACTTCGATTTGTTTAGAGAATTCATTATCCATGAAGATAATATACCAAAAACATGTATCTGGAATTAACCCAAATACTTATTGACTATAGATAGAGCCAGTTTCTTTTGGGAAAATGTCGAACTCCTGTCAATAAAAAGTGCATCTATCTCTTCATCTGATGCTTTTTCTAAGATGGAATCAAATTCCTGTTCGGAAAGCTTATACGCCTCACGATAGGCGTGAAACAGTAAATCTGTTGGGCAAACTTTTTGCATATTTATAATTTACTTAAAACTCTTCCTTTTCTCCAGTTATCTGGAACAATACTATCACATTTAACCTTTTTATTTTCAAAACCATCGGTTATCCACATTGTTCCAAACTGAGAATTATTTGAACCTAAATGAATCTTTGAAAATTTTTCAAGAGTTTCTATTTTATGCTTTCTTCCAGTCCAATTAGGTGCGATAGGTCTCTTAATTTCTCCACTTTTAAATCGTTGATGAAGATTAAACATACTTAATTTACAAGCAGCACTAAGTCTCTTTTTATAATCAGGATCATTTAAAATTTTTATTTTATGTCCTCTATGCCCAGCATCAGAAATTCTTTTTATTGTTTCCTTTGATAATCCACGCATTCCTCCTCGGCCACCACACTTTAAATTCATACATAACGGATCTCTTAAAACATCTTCAGTTATAAGAAACTCTTCAGCTTTAGTTAAATCTTCCTTCGATTCAAAATATTGAAGAATTTCAATTCTATGATTTTCCTTACCATGTTTATAAAGAGAACGTCTTAATATTGTTCCAGAACCCAAGTAACCGTCATTTAATTTACGAGCTGAATGCATGCCTAAGTAATACCTTCCAGTTATCAAACACGTTGTTTTGTAAGTGAAATGATATTGCTTAATATTTGACATCTAAATGAAACTTTAGGCTATTTATCTAAAGTTGGCACTCAGATGCACTGGGGCGGAAAATTGAGGGATCGAACCTCATCCAGTGGGTCTCACCGAACCAAACGTTTAGCAAACGTCGCCCCTCACCGTTGGGGATAACTTTCCATTATAAAATATTTAGTATCCTAAGAACATCTTTATTCCATATTTCAAGGTCATATGGAAATTGATTCCATTTAAGTTTATCAAGTTCAGTCACAAATCCTTTAACTTCAATATACTTATTTTCATCCAATAAGAAAAAATCAGGACAATATGAGCGTTCCTTTCCATTGGAATCTAAATACTTAAATCTTTTAGCATTTCTTTCCCAATTAATATTATTAGAGTCAAAATATTGAGCAACCTTAAGTTCCCAATTTCCATCAAGTTTAACTTCACCTGCTACATGACTAATATATGTAATTTTTTTACATCTACCTGCCCTAGGTTGCCATCCGTTTTTATATCGTTCAAGTATAGCTAATCTACATTTATTTCTCTTAATTTCTAAATCATTAAAATTTGTAGGATTAGGACTATTTGGTTTTTTACGCTTACTTCTATATTCTTCACTTTTCCAAATACCCTTCATTTTTAAACTAACCACCATTTCTTTAGGTGTATTTGTTGGAATTAATATATTATACTTCGGTTTAGCCATAAATAATGTCTCCGTTCAGCATCAGCTTCCAATTTAATAACCTCCAATGACATCATCATCTAGCGATGGAAACATTCCACCTTCACTTTGTGATGTCGAATCAACAATACCGTTAGAGTTACACTTACATCTAGGTGGATTGATAAACTCTCCACAATTAGGACTAACTGATGTCCCAAGTAAGTTTTTCCCTTCTTTAGAACTGATTTTTACACCAGCTTTAAGACGGTCTTCGGTAATTCTTTCCTTGCTTTTCTTACTCATATAGCCACTGTGGGCTTCGAAGCCCACAGTGTATAGTTTTTGAGGCTATTGCGTCTAACCAGTTTCGCCACACGGTCATACTAAAATATACTTATAGAGGTTTCATTTTATACTTTTGAACGAAATAATCGAGCTCCTTTATATCGATGTAAATGAAAAGGAAAATATCAGGTTCCTTTCGCATTGTTGAAAAGCCAGTCTCAATATGTTCAGGCTGGATAGGTATATGCCGTCTTCTATGAATAAAAACAAGATGAGAAGTCTCATTATCATCCAACATTTTTACTGCATCTTTAACTGAGACATTTGAGCTTCTCCGTGACCAACTTGAGCTTGGTTTTTCATCGACCAATACCTCATACGCCTTAGTCAAGGCTTCTTCAATCAACTTCTTCCTAAATCTCTTAGGAACGTCGTAAAAGGTGTCATGTTGTGTCATCGTGCCCCTGCTGGAAGTCGAATCCAGAAACTCCTCGCTCTGAACGAGGTGACTTTAACCAATTTGTCCACAAGGGCAATTTAAAACTGCTCATAGCCCAACTTCTGTTTCTCTCCTATAATTTGTCTAAGCACTAACCCGACCATCGTTGCATTGCTTACCTGCTAGGTCTATTTAGCTTGCACTCATCTATGTGGTAAAACGATTGTTTAGATCTCCCACATTAAGCAAAAGTGGTCGGAACTTCCTCAGAGACTAAATCTCCGCTATAGGTCGACAGTTTTATATATTATACCAACGTGCAATTCTGTGTTATAAATAAATGTATGAATTACCAAAAGATATATGATGCAATTATTGTTAATGCTAAAAAATATGCCAATTTTAGAAAAAATCAAAAAAAACTTAAACTTCAATATTTTGAAAAACACCACGTTATTCCAAAATGTCTAGGAGGTAATAATTTAAAGGAAAATTTAGTTTTACTAACACCCAAGGAACATTTTATATGTCACAAATTACTATGTAAAATATTTCCTGAAAGTGGAAAGTTAAAGTATGCATATTTCAGAATGTGTACATATACTAAACTTAGAGATCTTCATGTTTCTGCAAGTTCATACTCTGAAGCTAAAAATCTGGTCTCTGAAGAAACGTCTAAGATGTTTAAGGGAAAATTAAAATCTGCATCTCAAATTGAAAAAATTAGAGAAACCAATAGTAAACAGATACCCTGGAATAAAGGTAAAACGGGTTTACAAAAACATTCTTCTGAAGTTCGACAACGGATGCGAGATTCACATTCCGGTAAAATAATGTCGGCTGAAAGTAAAGAAAAAAATAAAATTAAGCACCTTAAAGAAAATCTTTCAAACGAAACTCGAATGAAGATGAGTAATTCAGCAAAAAGACGATGGTCAGTCTTCTAAAAACCATCCACAGTTACCAAAATGATCGTCTGGTTTCTGGGTTAAGGTTCCGGCCTTGACTGCATAGTATTTTGCAAAGTCAATGGAAAGACATGCAGTATTGCCGCTTTTCTTTGCGAGCTCTTCCTTAAATGATGTTAACCATTTAGGATCGCCCTTAGTAAGGGCTTCAAAAGCTTCATCTACTGCTTCAGATATCAGAAGTCGTTTGAGCTGTCTTTTAAGAATCTCTTCTTGTTTTGGAGTCATGGAGCTCTCAAGCGGGGTCGAACCGCTGCCTCATCGATACCAACGACGTGTTTTAAACCAACTTAACTATGAGAGCATGGTACGCCTAGTGGGACTCGAACCCACAGTGTACGCTTTTTAAGAGCGTTATGTCTAACCTAATTCCATCATAGGCGCATACCTTTATTTTGGCCAGTTTTTAGACAAGAAATCCTTAAATGTAATATTAAACTCCTTATCCTTTGATTTAACGTTTACGTTTCCGTCTTTCTTGTTTATTTCATAACCACCCTCTATGTTGTTAATATAGAACTCCCTTTGAGATGCCAAAGTGATTCTTTTTCCATCAACATAATCTATTTTTTCGTTTTTAACGTAGTCTGAGTCTTCAGACAATATATCCCAAAAGTTTCTCATTTTCTTTAATTTAAGTGTTAAACTTTACTTCCTCACAGATGAGTCCACACTCCTTAAGCCTTTTCATTTCTAAAACTCCTACGTCTGCTACTCCTACCAGTCCCTTAGTCGATATGACCTTAAACTTCTTTGCATTCGTCTTAGAGTTTACCTTTCCCTGTAGAAGGTATGCGCTATACCCAAAACTGAAAGTGCAGATGTCAGTCCACCTGCTCCAACTGAACGGTGCTAAAAGATAGTTAACAAACCAAATTTTAAATTCTGTTTTAATAGCCATGTACCCCTAGTGGGACTCGAACCCACACGATTAAAATCACATGTCCCTCAAACATGCTCGTCTATCCAATTCCGACATAAGGGTGTTTTTATTAGATATTTTCTCTAATATTTCTAAATCACTTTTAAATAAAACTCCTAATCTAAATTTGAAAAATCTCCATTTTTCAAAATCAATAGGTTTGACCCATCCTTTAACTTCAATCCAAACATCAAGTGAAGGCAAATAAAAATCAGGAATATATTTCCTAATCGATCCTTCAAACAAATATTCAAAACTTTTAGTGTTTCTAATCCATTCGATTTTATGATTGTTTAGAATTTCAACAAATCGTTTTTCATAAGTACTATCTAAGTGAATAATCATTCCGTTTTGTTCAATTTGAACGCCTTTCCACCTATTTGAATTTGGTCTAAATCCTCCACTTTTCCCTTTAACAACCGCAGAAATTTTCAATTTAGTTTTATCACTAAGCTTTCTGCCTAACATAACTTTAGATAAAGCTACACTAGTTCTCTTTAAAGAATCACTATTTTCCTTCGATAAACCTTTATTCCATGGTTTATAGTCTTTTCTGTTTTTATGAGAACACCTAACTTTAAATGGAACTCCTTTTCTATGCACTAAACAATATGAATAGTGACCATTTAAACCCTGATGAGATTTAAAAACTTTTCCACACTCACATCTATACTCTTTACTCATTTACTGCGGTAGTGGAGGGATTCGAACCCACGGGCCAACCTTTATTGATCGACCACTCGCTTTCCAAGCGAGCTCCTTAAACCACTCGGACACACTACCTTATTTTACTTGATTAAGATTTCTATTAACGAAATCTTCATCGCTTTCAAAACTTAAAATTCCTTTCACTTCCTTAATGTTTAGGCATGTGAATTTAGTTCCTTCGATGTATTCTACATTTGAGCTATGAAAGTGTCCATAAACCCATTCTTTAATGTGATAGTGTTTGGACAAATCTGTGTAAAACTCAGTAACAACTTTTCTCTCCGCTATCAGTTCCTCTAAAAGACCTGGGTCGTTTTGAGTGTAATGATACACAACCGGAGCAAATGTAGTTGGTGGTGCAAATGAAGGACAAGTATGAGCAATAACATGAGTTATGTTAACACCAGTCTCTATCAATTTTTGCATCACAGAAGGGTCGTATTTAAACTCTTCTTCGGGCCACCAAGTGTAGCCTTCGCTTAAGACCTTACGGTCTATTGATTTAGCTCCACCGACACATAAAAATGCGTACTTTCCATTTATTGTGACAACATCATAGTCCTCAAGAAGAATTAGGTTGGAAAAGTTCCACTTTCCATTAAACCTCTTAGGATTGTCATGGTTTCCCCTAATGACATACATTGTAGTCTTAATCTTAGAAAGCCCGTCGTTTAATTTGTTTAACCAGTGACGGTCTGCACCTTCGCTTCCAAAGCCTACACCAAAGTCACCAACATGAAAGATGACGGCGTTTTCAAGGCCAATCCTTTTTCCATTTGAAGGGATCCAATCATTTGTTCCATGAGTGTCTCCGATTCCTATGACTTCGGTAATGTTTGGGTTATGATAAACTTTCATATTTCATTTTGACATGCTTGACAACATTCGGTGCAACAGTTACATAGGCTTGAATCCCCATGAATCTCTTCACCAAACGGACATGTATGATAGAGACCGTCTTCTACTTTGACCGCAGAACCACACTTTTGGCACGGTTCATATTCTCCGTTCTTTGCATAATCAGACTCTGTCATACTGTTAATCTACCAATTTTAGTGGTACCCCGAGAGAGACTCGAACTCTCAGTTTCTTGCTTCTAAGGCAAGTGTGTCTAACCAAATTCCACCATCGGGGCAGTCGCATCAAGCGTTAAACTCGATGTACGACATAGGAGAGGATCCTGCTGGAAGGGTTACTATGTTTTTAAAGCCGTTTTCTTTAGTGATGACTGAATCAGACTCATCAATTGCTCCTACGTGCTTTCCAAAACCCTTTTTAACCATCAGTTTTCCTGTTACTGGGTCAACTGAACCCCAGTCTGCTGTTCGTTCGGGGCCAATTGGCTCCACGACGAACGTTCTTCCGTTTTTGGTCACGGTAAACCTTCCTGTGTCGCTCATAACGTTTGATTTATTTTATTAAATGTTTTTGTTTCTTAGCAATACATCGTATTTCCAAATCTTCTCTACTTCAAAATCAGGTAAAGCTGCAAGTAAATCTCCTAAAAGTATAGTACCGTCATATAGTTCATGAGTATTATATTCAGTGTAAAGATATTTTACTTTTTTAAGGAAATTAGAACCTCCTCTAATCATATCAATCTCAGCTCCCTGAATGTCTGCCCATACGAAATCAATATGATCTATACTCTCTGTGTGTAAAACGGTATCAAGTCTTATTGTTCGTGTTTTAACCTTTGTGAACTCCATATCCTTCCAAATCTCAAGAACTTCCTTTGGTTTATGAATGGAAGAAGAGGCTGCATACTTATCTTTTCCTATCCAAAAATCAACATCATTATCATCTTTGTCACCTATTGCAAAGTTCCAAATTTTAACCTTTTCTTTAAATTCCTCAGTGTTATATTTAAGGATCGGAATACACTCAATAAGAGGTTCAAATGCATGTAACTTAAAATCCTTTTCCTTAATTGCGTCTGCCAACTGTTTAGTGTGTTCTCCCATATGGGCACCCAATTCAAAAACTATTGGTTTTTCGACGTCTTTCATTAATTCCTTAAAAAGCTCTATCATATTTTGGTCTCTCTTTTAGTTATTTAAAAGAGAAAACATTGAGTAGTCCCAGAGGGATTCGAACCCCCATAGTCAGCTTAGAAGGCTGACGTCCTAATCCATTGAACGATGGGACCAAATGGTACTCTCCAGCAGAGTCGAACTGCTACCCTCTGATTCGTAGTCAGAAGTTCTGATCCATTAAACTAGGAGAGCATGGTATTGGGGAGCCCGCTAACGTTGACGAGACGTAACGTTGGGTTGTCATCCCAACCCCCACATAAGTTAATAAAGATCTTCGGAAAAAAGTTGGTCCTTTGAATATTTAAGGGTTCCTCCGTTTGCTATATGAATCTTAGCTGCTTCCTTTCGGTCAACAAATCGATTCTTAGATGTAAGAAAACCGTCAATGTATTCTCCAACTTCAGGTTTGACTGCTCTTTTTCCTGTAAGAGAATTAATCTGACCAACTATGTGTGGATGTCTAAACCCACATACAACGACTCCGCCTGGTGTGTTTATCGGACGATGTGTTGGTCTTTCAAACTCTTTATACCAGATAGCAGCACAAAGTATTCTTTCTTCCATTTCAATCTTTTTAGAGGCCAGACGGGTAATCGAAACCCGGACTTGTCGTTACAAAGGACGTGTTTTTGCCACTTAAACTATCCGGCCATTTGAAGGAGATTTTTACTTTGGTGCTTTCATTTTTAATTAGACTTCAACCGTTTTATATACAACCTTCAGGTCTCTTTTTGGGTGTTAGACGAATTTCGAAATCGCGACCTTCGGGCTCACAACCCGACACTCTGCCTCTGAGCTACTAACACCATGTTTCTTCCTCTTTTCCATCCTTCCGGAATCGAAGAATCTTTCTTTATTTTCTTATTTTCAAGATCATTTGTTATCCACATCATTCCAAATTGAGAATTTAATTCTCCCTTCTGTTTAATTGAATTAATTTGACCTATTTTATCTTTAGTTTCTTTTCTATGCTTTTTACCTGTCCAATCTGGCGCTAATGATTTTCGACCATTTTTATATTGTTGAAATAATGTTCTACTTTGTTTTTCTTTTTTATTTTGTAACCAAAGTTCATCAATTTTTTCAAGTAATCTCATTTTAGCATTTCCTTTAATACCATTCTTACTTTGTTGCTCTTTTGAAAATCCACCAAATCCTCCTGGTTTTAAATTCATGCACAATGGATCTTTTAAAACATCTTCTGTTATTAAAAGAGTCTCCGCTTTTGCTAAATCTTCCTGATTCTCAAAGAACTCTAAAATTTCAATTTTATGGTTCTCTTTTCCATGCTTTCGAATAGAGTGCCAAAGTTGTTTTCCTGAACCTAAATAGCCATCATCCAACTTACGGGTCGAATGCATACCTAAATAATACCGCTTTGTGATAAGACACTCTGTCCTATATGTAAAATAATATGTTTTCTTGAGTGACATTTAGACTATTTATATCTAAGTTAGCACTCAACGTTCACGGCGGAGGCTACGAGAGTCGAACTCGTACGCCGGGATTTCACCGACTTCAGCGTTTTCAAGACGCGTAACTACGCCACATAGGAACCTCCAAACGGCCAGCGTACTTTCCAGTTATACTACCGACCCGTCTTAGGGGCCAGGTGGGACTCGAACCCACATTTCCAGCAGCGGAAGAGGGCGGACTCGAACCCCCACACCAACTCTCGTTGATGACCCGTTTTCGAGACGGGACCGATACCAATTTCGGTTTACTCTTCCATACGGACGGACTCATTTTCGCTCGCCACTACTAATGAGTCCGTCCAAAGATTGTTTGGCCAATATGTCAATGAACATTAAAGGCTGGACTTACGTCCATTCTTCTGTCGAAAAGGTGGGACTCGAACCCACAGTCTCTGCATCCCAAATGCAGCGGATTAGCCATTTTCCTACTTCTCGAGGTCACACCAGTTTTACCACTTTCATACGGCGTTTGCATCCGTCCTTGGGGCACCCAATGCAAATGCTAAGCCCCCGTGCTACTTCCTACACTAATGCAGGTATCTTTGTGCGTACTACTCCTTCACGTACTCGTTGGGTCTACTTATTGGGCATACTCTTTAGTCTACTCATCTGACTCTTAACTTTGGCCTTTCTCGAGTTTAACGAGTAATCTTTCTAAAGCCTTTGCATTGTTACCAAAGTTAGCCTTAAGACTTTCAGGTCATTTCAGCTTACTGTTCACTTACCTTTCGGTGAGCCTTCATAATCTTTCTTCCTTTTTTCCATCCTTCTGGAATCAAGGAATCTTTCTTTATTTTTTTGTTTTCTAACTCATTTGTTATCCACATAGTTCCAAACTGGGAATTTAATGTTCCGTTGTGTTTTTCTGAATGTGAATTTGACATTTTCAACTTCGTTTCATTTGAATGCTTCTTACCAAGCCAAATTTGTTTTCCTTTTAATGACTTAGAAAGTTTTTCACTTTTTCGTTTTAGCCAATTTTCATCATTACTTAAAAGTCTTAATTTTTCTAATCTTAACTCTTTAGTTTTTTCTAAATTCATTTGACCAGCTAAGATGAATTTCAGTTTATGATTAATATTACATAAACCTCCACCTCCTCCTGGTTGAAGATTCATACATAAAGGATCGTTCAAAACATCTTTATTAATAAGAACCTCTTCACCCTTAGCTAAGTCTTCTCTACTTTCAAAGAACTCTAAAATCTCAATCTTATGATTATCTCTTCCATGCTTATAAAGAGACCTTCTTAAGACTTTCCCAGAACCTAAGTAACCATCATCGAGCTTTCTCGTCGAATGCATACCTAAATAATACCTTCCAGTCACTGAACATATCGTTTTATATGTAAAGTGATATTGTTTTATATTAGACATTTGAGTGAATCTTTAGACTATTTATCCAATGATTAGCACTCAAATGCACTGGGGTCTAAGTGAGAGGATTCGAACCTCCGAGTATTCTTTCGAAATCCTGGTCCCAAACCAGGCGGGTATAGCCATCTGCCCGACACCTAGATAAAAAAGAAAGGGTCCAATCTTTTCAGCTTGGACCCTTTCCTTCAGTTTATACAGACTAGAGTTTTAACTCCATTCTTCTTCATTTAAACTTGCAGAAACCAAGCTCTTCACTCCTGTCCTTGATAAGGACGGGGTAAGGGGTGATAGTGTGCTATGTGTTCTGCGCGTTTTCATTTGTTTGATTATTTATACTGCAATTATACTTTGTTTTTCTCTAAACTAGAAATTTTCTAAATAAAAAATTGTAATAACCCGCTGGTACGCTAGCGCAACTACCTGATTCTAAACCTATTAGGGCATTCAAACGAATCATTAAGTTGAAGGCTTAATCTTGGCAAACCCGAACTTAATCTTATTACTCTGCTAAAGTACCAAACTATTTTTCTAAATGAAGAGTGTCTGGAAAATCATATGCACCTATTGTGTCATGAACTATCATTCGATTTGAACCATTCCTAAACCAATAAGTACACTTGTCACCAGGACCAGGTGAAATTGCAGAAAGGGTAAAGTTCAGAGTATGGGTCGTCTTACATGACATCATTGTCAAAACCATAAGAAGACTTAAGACTTTAGTCACCTTTCCAAATACCTGTTTTGTCCAACCGTTTATGTGTCCTCTGTTGTTCCCAATGAGGACACCCAACGAACTCTTTGCTTTCACCAGGTGAGTATAGTAGTTTCCTTTCACCTTACAGAACACGATGTCATTAACCTGTATTTCATCTAACGATTTCACAGGAGTCAATTCATGTTCCTGCCCTGAATGGATTAGGGGCTTCATTGAGTTTCCCTTTTCGCTTGTGATAAAGGGTTTGCCTTCCTTTAATTTAGTTTCTTTCCAGTGCACGTTCTTCTCTTGTTTTGAATTCTCCATTTTCTTTTATAATGTCATGCATTGAGTTTACCCACCTGACCCAAAGTCGGTCGTCTTTAGTCGAATCTTTGGCCTTTCTCCAACCTGCACACCACTCTTTATATGGGATCTCAAAACTACCGTATGGATTGTCCTTAATCTCTTCACCGTAAGTGAATGCTCTAAAACCCTGAGTCTGATATGCATTTATGAGTGTTATCATTAGCCGAAGGTTATTATTCCGTCTGGATGTCTTTCAAAAAAGGTCTTTATACCCTTCATAAAAGTTGACCTTCTCTTTTTGTCGTAATAGAAGTCATAATGCTTTTCCTTCCACTTACCTCCGCTCTTGTAACGATCAGTGTAACCTGTTCGCATAAAGGCTAACATTTCTTTGTATGAACGGATAACAGTTGTAGGATATCCTCCGATGCGAGGTTCGTCTGAATACACTTCAAGCTTTATCTTGTTATAGACTGCTTTATCGTATTTAGATTTGTGTTTAGTGCCGTGCTTTTTGTTGTATTGCATGAGGCTCCAGTCCTCAACACCTATGTAAACTGTCCACCCGATATTTTTGTATTCAGGATAGGCAAGACCACAGCACGGCGTAGCAAGTTTTTCCTTTACTGCATACTCATACATCTGACGAGTACTTTCATCCATCCATTTTGAACGATGGCTACGAAGATACCCTCTAGCCTTTCTTATGATGTGTTCCTTGTCTGTTGTTAAGGGAACTGAAAACCATGTATGACACCCCATATTATTCTTGTTGTTTAATTATTCATTATTCATCCTCACTATCTTTGGTTGGAACTTTCCAACAACATCAACCAGGTCTGTCTGGTTTTTCATCACCTCGTTTATGTCCTTATATGCCTGTGGAGCCTCATCAAGACCTCCACCTATCAGAGTTATACCATTTTCCTTTAAGATTGATTTTAGGTCACTCTTTGTCACGGAATTTAAGGCCTGAGTCCTGCTCATCTGACGACCTGCACCATGTGATGCTGAATTTAAAGATGAAGAGTCTCCCTTACCTCTGACTATAAAACCAGGAGCAGTCATTGAACCTGGAATTATTCCAAGGACTCCGTTTCCAGCTGGAGTTGCACCCTTACGGTGAACTATCAGTTCACGACCGTCTATTATTTCCTTCCATGCAAAATTATGGTGGTTTTCCACGATCTTTAAAGGGCTTGCCTTAATTGCCTTTGCAATCTTTTCATGTATCGTATGGTGACAAGCTGAGGCATAGTCTCCAGCCAAGTTCATGGCTATCCAATATTCCATACCTTCTTGGGTATCAAGGGAAAGCCACGCAAGGTTACCTGCTTCCTTTGGAAGTTGTGTAAGTTCCTTAGCAAGTTTGGTGTAATGACCCGCAACAGTTGCACCAAGTCCACGAGAACCTGAATGAGAAAGCAGTGCTAGGTATTCTCCATCAGGAACACCATCAAGTCCATTTATTTCGACTATTCCGAATTCAACAAAGTGGTTACCTGAACCTGAACTTCCAAGCTGTTTTGCTGCTTTGTCTTTTAGCTTTGCTAAAATAGGTAATTCATTGAATTCCTTGCGGTCCAACACAGCATTATCATAGGTTTCTTTAAACTCTTGACCTGTCCCAAACAGGGTGTTTTCAATAAGCACATTCTTGTAAAAGTCCTTCTTTGCAATGACATCATTACCTGGAATATCAAATATGCTAAGACACATCCTACAACCTATGTCAACACCAACACCATATGGTATAACTGCATTTTCAGTCGCAAGAACGCCACCTATCGGAAGACCGTATCCTGCATGAGCATCTGGCATAAGGGCAGCCTCTCTCGTAATAGGTAGACGTGCAGCTATATCCATTTGTTGGATTGCGTTTTCGTTTATCTGTTCCTTACCGAAAATAACATAAGGAACACCTAAACCAAGCTCAAACTTGGTACCCTTACCTACCTTTGGTTTTTCAACCAAATGTTCAGCTATCTTTCCAAGCTTATCGTCCTCCAGGTATTCAGCAGGACTATCCAACACCTTCTTTAATAGTTGTAATAGGTCTTCAAGCGAAGTGTGCTTAAAGTTCCTCTCTGCAACCTGCATGGTGATGCTTATGATTGGTCCCTGTTTAAACCCTATTCCCAATAAATCTTTTCCACGTACTTTATGTAAGCTCATATGAGCTATTATACTAAAAGAAAGGTTAAACTTGTTTGAATTTCATTCCAGGGTGAACTTTTTGTTCATTTGACACCTGGACAAACATTACTTAGTTATCAAATGCTGTTCCGCACTGAGGACAGTGTTTCCATGATTGGTTTTTCTTTCTGCATCCACAGCTAGTGCAGTAATGGCGTATCTGACTTATTTCAATCGGTTTCTGAGATTCAGGAAGTATTTGCAGCCTTTCGGTATGAAATGTAAACATCTCAAATGACCGATTTTCATAAGCAAACTCTTGGTTGCTTTTTTCTCCCTGTTCTACCCTACCTGTCTCAACTATTCTATTGCTTATTGGAGTGAATTTACTAAGATCAAAAGATTCATCAGACAATGAGTCTGCTGAAAAATTGCATGTCCTTAAATTAGTTTCACCAGTCGAAGTGTTTGAATAATACATCGGGTTTCCATTTGTCCAATATGGTTGGTTCCAAGGTTGAACCTCCCACCATGGTGTACCAGGTTGAGGATAATGAGGAGCCGGCTTAGGGTTTGTTATTACTTCATTGATGTTAAATGAATTAAAAACTGTCCTTTCCTTATAAAAAGAAACGCTTACTACACCGTTACTTGCAGTCGCTTTTTTAGACTCAGACGAATCGTCTGTCTCATATGTGCTAAACTTAAACTTGTTTGTTGACTCTAGGAATCTTTCAAGAAAGACCCTTTGTCCGGGTTTAAGAATCAGGCCGGACTCTGATATTGACTTTCCATTTAACTCAATTTTGGCTAAAATGACGTCTTGTGTTGGATTATACATCATGATCTCAAAGGAAGTGCCGTCTTTTAAAAAGACTTTGTTTCCTGAATAGACCTTGACTTCGTTTTTGTTTGTTGTTATCTTTACAATTGGCTTCATAAATTTTTGTGATTTTTTTAACTACTGATTTTGCGTCCTGTTAAAACGCTCAAGGGCCAGTTAGACCCATCAATAACTAGGTAAAAGCTTGTTTGTCCAGAATGTCAAAGAACAAAAGAAGGTCTAAATCTCATTGCGCCTCTCCGCCCCAATTGGTTATGGGAACGCTGTTTCTTTAATCGGATTTTCGACCTTAAAGTATATTACTATTTAATTAGTCTGTGGTTTCTCTTTTTCCAATATCAAATGTCGGAAAGTCATCTAAGTGAGTGGCAACGATGATTCCATCATAACAATAGCTTTCTTTTTCAAAATCAGCAGATGCTATTATCCTGTAACCATGTTCCTTTAAAAGATTAAGACACTTATAATGTAATTCGTTAGAGTGAGTGCTTACAAATATAAAGTCAATAATTTTTTCCTTAAGTGCCCATTTAGCACCATTAAGCATATTTAACTCGAACCCCTGAATGTCTGAATGAAGTAGGTTTACCTTTGTGAGGTTATTTTCTTTTATAAATGAGTCAACCGTTATTACTCCATCAGAAGGTTTACTGTCAACTTTTGCATTTATAAAGGTTCCTACTCTTCCGTTTAACTCAAAGTTTTGTTTACCTGTTTTCATGTATTCAGGCTCAGGTTCAATCATATAGTTCTTAGCATCAATCACTTTATAATTAAACCAAAGCGAATAAAAGGCCCAAAAGGAACCAAGTTCTATCATAGTTGCACCTACTGGCATTACAGACAAGACTTGGTCAAAAACGTATTCTTCTTGAGGTTCATGAACTCCCCTGTTCTGTGTAAGTATTTCTTTAACAAATCCACCATACGAATCTGCATAAACCTGGATCCCATTATGTAATGTCATAATGTTACCTCTAACTTGTCCAGCATCCCATACCCTATTGATTTTTGAGTTTATTGGATCAGAAAGAACTTCAAGAATTCGACCAGCATCATCAAATGCTTTTGCCATATTAATAAAAAGTACTAAGCTTATTTCTCTGAACAAACCCTCCATCTAATTCGACTTGGACCTGTTCGAATAAAAATGATTCATTTAGTTTATTGGATTCAAACTTATCATAGTATTTAAAGACTTCATCAAGCTGTTTAGGATCCTTGATAATAAAGTCTTCTTTAGTGTCAGTTATATCAACGATAAACGTTTTAGGTTCGAATGGAAACTTTTTGACATACTGACGACTTAAGACTCTTTCGCCGTTTTCTAAGATGGCTGAGCCTGACCAGGTCATTCCATCTTGATCTTTCCAGACTATTGCGTCTAAATAGTACGGACGTTCTTTCCCTTCTTTAAAAAGGGCATAACACCTGTTGTTTTGAAAGACGTTTTTAAAACCAAAACCAACCTCGTTCCAGTCTTCATCAACATTTCTAATTGGAGATATTGGTTGTTGAAGACAAAGTTTTTTTATTGTTTCAGCAAGTGCAGATGCAGTGAACGGTGCGCTTCCACCGCTTTGACCCGACTGTCCAAATTTTTCTGCAAGAGAAAGTATTTCCGGAACAAATTCCTCAATTAAAAGGTCCTTATTGTTTTCTAAAAGAATATTAAGCTCTCTTTCAGCAAAAGAAGCAGTCTTAGTAGAATAAGATTCGTTTACCCAATTACTAAAGCCCTTTATATTATTCTTCACAGTTCCTTCCATCCCATTTTTATTAAAGCCGACAACACGCATGGTGTAACCTTTAGTGTTTTACCAGAGTATGGAGATTTTGCCTCTTTTAGTTCTCCAACACATGGGTCGTTCACAGTTTGGATCTGTGCCTCAGACAAGTCTGACTGATCCATAGGGTGAATATCTACCTGTTCTGATTCGTTTAGCCATTCACTAAAGCTTAGCATAAATCCTTTCATTAAAAAGCGGTTAAGTTTGAGTCGACCCAATCGTTAATCTCAGAAGCCTTAGCGGCTAGGGCTTTAACTGCAGGCTCCTCTGCATGTCTTGCGAAATCTTCGCTTGTCCATCCATTATCAATGGCAGCTGAAAGACCACGACCAAACTTATTTTCAAGCTGAATCATGATGGCATCTTGTTGGTCTGAACCTAACTCATTTAAAGCTCCTCTTATCTTCTCACAGACCTTATCGATTGAAACACCACCGCCGAAGAATCGTGAAAGTAAACCTTCATTGATCTTTTTAACCTTTGGAGTAACATTGGTCTTTGACCAATCGCTAAAATTCTTTATAGACATGTAGAATAGTGATTTTATTGATTTATTTATCACTATAAGTGAAACAGATAAAGGTGGGACCTGCTATGTCGAGGTCCATACCAAAGAAGGACTGCTCTCTCCCTAGTTATGTCCAAGCGCGGAGATAAAATTATTTCAATTATAATGATACAGACAATTAATGGTAGGCTCCACATATTTTATTCATTATTTCCTTCATACCAAATAGAAAGATCCTTACCTGCATGACTGTCTAAATAGTCTGCAAGTTTTTCAACAACACCTTCTTCCATTGCATTATGACTTAGAAAGAACATGTATGCCAATGGTTTGGTTATTGCATTTATGACCTGGTTTCTCAGGTATCCTGTCAGTTCAGAATTTTTGTGATTTATGTCACCAATCTGTCGGAGGATTGAGGGTGCACCACTTAATAATGAGGACTCCTGTCCATCATCATATTTTGGTTTTTTGGCAAGAATTTCCATTGCCATTTTAACAGTGCGTGCTTCAAGGTTTGAAAGTCTCATTTCTTTTGCTTACGTTTTGGTGGATCTGGGTTCCTAAAGGACCATTTATCAAATCCATGTTGTTGAATCTTATACTTATCATCAACTACTATCATTGGTTTAGTATTTACACCTATAACACCTGATATGTAATTTTGAACGTCTTGAAAAGTTGAAAATGCATCCTTTATTTTATAAAAATCAAAATCAGAAAGCTTTGGATTTAAAATCATTTTAGCCTTATCGGAACCTTCGTTTAGTCCAGTTTCCAACATCCATTTGTCTCCTGCTATATGCTCAACAAAATATGGAACATTGTCTCGAACAAAGACCGAATTATCAGTCTTAAGGTGATATTTGTCTATTATGTTTTTAATTGCCTGAAATCGTGAGTCTTTTATGTTTGGTTTCGGATGCAAAAACAAGATGATGTCTTCGCCTACATATACATGAACGTCATCATTATAGTCTTTTGAATAGAGCATAATGACATATATCTTCCCACAAAATCCCAAAAACAAAAGTTCGCTTCGTTTATCATCCCTATATGCTATATGAAACTGATTAGTCAACCAATACGTCAGTTCACCTGAATCTTTAAGACGTTCTAAGTAATATGAAGGTGACGATTTTATTACTCTGTCATACACAATTGTTTTGTCTATTCCAGAGTGGCCAACTGCAGAATCATAATAATCCCTAAACTTAGAAACAATTAACATTACTTCTTAACTTTTATTAAAGCAACACCTGAGTTTTGTAAAAATTCAATAAGACCTTTTTCTTTATCTTTATTGAAAGCTGCAAAAGAATTCACAATAAACCTTCTAGTCTCATCTAAGCTCAATCTAATATCATCCTTTGACCGAGTGACTGTCTCTACATTAAACTCATATTGTCCTGGCACACGATTGATGAGAATGACTGCACTATTAAACTCCCTCACATACATGAGATCTTCGACTATATCCTCAACATCAATCGGAAGACACCCAGATATGACGTTTCCTGGCCGGTTAGAATCTTTTTGTAAGTTCTCAAAGAACTCACCTATCACTTCATTCTCTTTTGTTGGGTCTACTGACATTATATTTCACTTTCTAGGATGATAAAGCCATAATCTTTGTTACCATAGGCATAACCACGTAGGATGTCCCTAATGCCTCGGTATTCTTCTTTGTAACCTATATTAAAGGATATTCTGTTTCTCCACCAATAGTATTGAAAGCCTTGAACTCGAACGAATTCCTGCCATTGTGAGGGGTTAAACCTAACGAGCTTACAACTATAACTGTTGGCAGTTGTCGTAATACACACTCGAGCAGGACGAATGTCTAAGCGTGCTGCCATCACCCATGGAGCAGCAACATAATAACCTGGAACAGTATCAGCTTTTAATTCACCTGTAAACGGATTCCATGTAATATCCATGCTTTGTGGTTTTACATGATAAAAACAAGTAAGGTAGAAAAGAAGAAGGCCTGTTAATACCAGACCTCCTACTTTAATGATTTTAGACTTCATTATTGAACTTTTGTTGTGTCAATTGGATTGACAACTGATGATTGAGAATGGCTGTCTTCTTGTGAATTGTCGTTTTTAAGTTCCCTCATTATATGAAGGAAGTCATAGGATTTACCCATCCCGTCATACGCATAACTCTTAAGAATTTCGTTTAGATTACCATTACCCCCGGCACTTGTTTCGTTCGAATAATCATCACGTCCATGCCATGCAACAAATGTCCTCCAACCACGAGTATCAAACTCTACTAACTTAGCATTCAACACTCGGTTATTAGCATTGATAGTCACCTGAGCAGGTCTCTTATCAATAGTATGAACTGAATAGATAAGAGGACATGTTAGAAAATACCCCGTTCTCTTTAATGAGTCCATCTCACCGGTTCGATAATCGTAATAATATGGGAACTCATAGTTTTCAACAAAAGTTAAGAAAGTGGCCCGAAAAAGTAACGAACCGATTATCAATACGCCTGCTAAGATGCCTATTCCTATTAATACTCTAAATCCTTTTTCCATTTTTATAAGTTTAAATTTAATTTACCTAAAGTATAAAAAAATGGCCCGAACGTTAGCGCATCCGGGCCTCAGACTGTGTTCTTCTACAAAGACAACTTATTTTTCTTCAAGCTCGTAGAGGAATTTAGTTCCTGGGTCAAGCTTTCTGTTAACTGATGTTGATTGGATATACACATCGTATTTGTCCATTATTTCAGGTATCTGAAGTGGACGGACTTTACCACGAGTTCCAAATGGAATACCCAATTGTTCACGGCACCACCTTGTGTCAGAGTGAGTTTCTCCGGTCTCACGGTCTACAAAGATAACCTCTTTGTGTTCTTGTATTTCTTCCCAATTGGCCTCACCGTTTGGTTTACGTTCAACTAATTGGTAGAAACCGCGGCCCTTTTGGAAAGTGCATCCATTGTTTAGGACAAACTCACGTATCGGACAGATTTCACTCACGTTCATTACCTGGAACCTCGAAAGTATTGAAACTCTTTCAGCAAAACCCTTATCTTCAACCATGCCACGAAGTTTGCGGAACATGTTTTTAAGGGCAATATTGGTTCCAAACGTTGCATCTGAGCTTTCAAACTCTTCCAAAGTACCGTTTTGGTGAGATGCAATTGCCATTAGATAGGTCTGAATATGTTGGAACTGAGTTAGGTCCAGCTTTACACCGTTTGTCAATCGAGAGATTGTAGTGTAAAAGTTTGTAGCTTCGCGGTTACCTAATGCCTGGATGCCATACACTTTAACGTTTAGCTTTGCCAGTTTTTCAGTCTCAGCAACCCAGTCATATTCGCATTTTAGGCGGCCTGACGTGTAACCGACTTTATGTGGAACCTGATCGCCTATAAGGACCAATGCACGTTTGTCAGATTTCCAACTGAATGTTGTTGCCTCATGTAAGGCCAATTCGTAACATTCCGGTGCATCTCCACCACCGCCAGGTGTGTCCTGTTCAATAAACTTTTCAATTTTCTTTTGATCACCGGTTAAATCTAGAGTATAGATGTGATTTGGTGCATCACAATAATCATTGTGAATTATCACGCCAATACGTAGACCGGATATTTTTCCAAAAAGGAACTTTGTTAAGTCCTTAAGGTTTTGGCGGACTATTCTCCGTATGGAAGACATCGAGCCTGTGTCATCGAAGCTGAATACTATATCCATAGTTGTTTGTTATTTTACTCGGCGAGACAGTTCAGTATAAAGGTCCTGAACAGTTGGGTCTTCAGCTAAGTTGGTGAATTGAATAAGGAACGTTCCCACCGGAGTAGTTAAATCGTTACCTAATGCTGCAAAGTATTCTTTAGCAGTTTTTAATAGGGCACGACGGATGTGATATTCATTCATATCTGAAATCTTCGTAAAGCCACGAGACTCAGAAGCATAATAACCACGAGGAGTTACACCCAATGCTTTATAGTCTAATTTTTCGCCTAGACTTTTGGCGATTTTTTCAAGTTCAGGAAGGGTTGCGTTAACCTCTGAACCGCTTTTAAAAGTGTACTTAAACTTTTTTGCCATGATAATGGTTTTTTTAATTTGGAGTGAATTACAAATAAAATATACCAAAAAAGTGGACAAATTTGACTTAAATCGTAAGACTAAAGAGGGACAATAGTTAGAGCATCCTTCACTATTAGAAATGAGTGTTTGGTTTTTGTTATGGGTTTTCCTCCCATATCCAATGCATACAAATGTCTTTTTAAAAGACACCTGTCTTTTTCGACCATTAAGAAATTAAAGCCCTTAGGGGTGACTCTAATAAACTTACATAATGCAGGTTTTCCAACATGAGAGACTAAATAGTGTTTGCCAACTTCTAACTCGATCTTGGTGAACCTTGGATGATACATCATATTTTAATCTTACCAAAACAAAAAGGCTTCCAATTTTGGAAGCCTTAAGGTTAACTGTGGGTTGGCTTTAACATTACTTAGCAACGCTGGTAGTGTCAGTCGCAGTTACAGTAGCACTGTCTGTTGCTCCGGTTACACCAGTAGGTGCAGTCACAACTGCAGTATCGACACGTGTTGCCGGTACTTCTGTTGTAGACGAATTAGAGCATGAAGACAAAACCAAAGCTGCAGCTACGGCCAAAGATAAAAATACCTTCTTCATTTCTGAGATTATTTTAGTGACTTTCGTCATGAATGGAGAAATATTAATACCAATAATATGAATCACTTGGAACGAATCTGTTGAAGAACCCATAGTCTGCACTCTTTCCAATCACGTTCTTCCCTAGCATTCGCAGTTTTTTCATATGGATGGTTTTCATAGGAGATTCCATATTCCTCCGTGTATTTATGATACATTACGTTTATGTCCTGAAGGAAATGAGTGTATTCATGAATGACAGTTCCAACCAGTTCCTTAAGAGAATGTATTTTTTTAAAGTTAAGTCTTATTTCATTAGTGCTAGGATGATACCAGGCAGTTATTGGTTTTCTAATGCCATCATCGTCTTTATCCTTTAAGTTAGAATCTACTGTAAGCTTGAGTGTCTTATTGTCATTATATTTAGACTCACCATATTTGTTAATGCACCATTCTAGGGCAAGAAGTGCATATTTCCTTCGTACAAGTTTGGATCTCACAAGGTGTCATTATTTATAGTTATTTATCAGACGACTGAAAAATACCAAAATCTATTTACAGATATGGAATCTTTTTACACTTGTTTACGTCACACTTTCCAATACCTGCGACTTCACCTGACTGAGTGTATTGCCACATAGTGTATGACGTCCAACCCTTTGGCATCTTTGGATATTCAACGTTACGATACTGTGCTATCCAAAGAGGAATGTTTCCGAAAATATGGTTGTTTGGGAGGTTTTCGTCTAAGAAAGGAGTATAAGAATATAACATCACCTTATCATGTCCTTGTGATGCCATCTCGACCAAAAACTCGCTGATCCATCTTTGTACTAAAGCAGGAGAAAGGTTGCTCTTATTGACCTCTAAATCAAGAACTGGCATAAGGTCTGCTTTTGGCAGGTCCTTCATAAGAGAAGAGAAGAACTTAGCTTCCCTGTCTGCATCAGCGACGACATTTGGGTCGTTAAGGGAAGCGAAATGATAGTATCCAATAGGAAGACCGACTGCTTTTGCACCAGTTGCCTGTTTCTTAGCATCCCTTGCTATGAGGTTTACACCCTCAGATACTTTCATGTATGCAAACGAGATTCCTGATTTCTTGACCTTGACCCAATCAATTTTAGGTTGCCAATGTGAAACATCGACCCCAAAAATATCAAGACCTGGGTATCGACCCATTAAAAGGTCAACAAGCTCATCGGTAACAATACCGTCCTCTAAAAGAAGGTGTTTTCTTTGAAAATCAAGGACTGCATCTCTTGTTATCGAACCAAAGTCTCCGTCTGGTACGACAGCGGAATATCCTCTATTTTTAAGCAATGCTTGGACCGTGATGACATCACGTCCGTTGTCTCCAAATTGTACGTTCATAATTTTATTTATTATGAACTTAATATCGTTCCTGCGTCAAATTCACCAATTGAAGTGTCTATTAAGTGGTGTTCACCGTCACTTGAATAATAAGCGCTCTTGGTAGGAAGGTTTGGATTAGCAATATCAACAGTAGATGTTAATGTCACTGATGAAACTCCGTCTAAGAAGTTATGGTTCTGAAAATCACCAACTACAGTTACTCCTTCAAGTGCAACCCCTGAACAGGAACAAGAGTTTTATTTGCTATTCTATTTGTTAAATCAGCATAAGTCAATCCAGTATATAAAGTTGGAGTGCTTCCACCTGAATCCGCTTGGAGATCAAAATCAGTACCATTCCATTTTAAATTGACGGCCTGTCCTGAAAGGCCGCTCAGAGCTGAAACAGTCGATTGACTAAGTAATACGTTCTTTTTATAAGTTGCAGGCATTCCTTCTTCTCTTTTTTTTATTTATAGAAGAAGGAATTTGGTATTAATAGTGAAAATCTGCCCCGACTAAACTTTCGTCCAAAGCAACTGAAACTAACCACTTTATGTTAGATATGGTCTTTCCAGTTTCATGAAACTGGTCAAGACTGTTGACAGGATAGACATCAATCCGCTCTTCTGTCTTTGTTTCGACCTTACTTATTGCATCGTCTGATGTTGCTTTAAAACATGCAACATTAAAGTTAGGGCTTGACATAGTTGCAAACTGGGTCCAACCTTCATGTCTGACTCCAGTCTCTTCTTCAAATTCCCGGATCATTGCTTCTAAATAGGTCTCACCTTCTTTTATTTTGCCACCGACCCCATTTAATCTTCCGGCCTGCCATTTAGGTTTTTGTTTTTCTATTAAAACAACTTGGCTTTCATCTTCATCAAAGAGAAAGCCAAGCACATAAGAGTTTGCTATGTCATTTGCTTCCATAGAAGCTTATACCGGCATTAAGACTTATGATTTCCTTTTAATTGAACGAAAAGCCACTCTAAGTCTTTCAGTCTGAGTTAAGGACTCTTTCCAAGCCTTTTTAGCTTCCTTTCTGGCAATGAGGTATTGTTCTTCACTCTCAGAGATCTTAACTCGTACTCTCCTGTCACTCTTTAAGACCCTCTTTGAAAGCGAATGAAAGAACATGTTAACGCTAGCTAAGGTGGGCTTAAACACTGCCCGATTCATTGCGTTTCTAACCTTCTTTCTTTGATTCATAGTCAAACCTGAAAGCTTACTTTCGATTTCGGTCAAGTCTAACTCGTCTAATCCTATTATACGATAACCCTTTTCTTCTACCCATTTTTTAATTGTATCGATGGTAGGTTCGATACGTGAGTTAAGTACCTTTGAGCTTGAACTCAGCTTGTCAACTGTGATTGTTTCCATTTTGTTTGTTTTATTTTTTGATTATTGAAATGATTTGTTTGCCCCTCTTTTCAAGGTGTTTAAACTTTATCTTAAATGATATTGATTCAATGCCTCCAAACATTTGACAGTTTGCGTGAATCTCAGACAGACCGACCATTAATAAAGTAATGGCTTCAGGCCGGCTTGCAAATTCTTCAAGTCCTTCTGATTTTAATAAATGAATGTCCATGTCCATACCGATAAGTTTGCAGACCTGTTCTGAAAGACCCATAGTTTCAGCGGTTGCCTTTGATATGAAAGCATGATTCGGAAAATGTCTCTTTCCAGTATCATCTATAGTCTCACAGAATGGTTTTCCGCAGTCATGATAGATGCAGTACTCAAGCGTCTGGTCAAGAGGAAGCAGTTTCGAAAGGATGAGTTCCTTTTCTTCCTCAACCCAAGATGGAAGTTTCCAACCATCAAGTAGAGAATGACCCTTTAGATAGGAATAAAGTTCTGTGAATTTTTGGGCAACCATCAATCCATGTTGGATCTGATTCATTCCACTGGTCTGTTCACAATCGACCATCTTGTCTAATACCTAGTGTTTAAACGTTTTCATGTTGTTTTGATTTTTTAAAGGTTAAAGGAAGATAGCTTAAAAATCTTCTGACTTCAGGCGAACCGTAGATACATAGTGACGTCAGTTGGTCGTCCATATCAGGTTCCCTAAATTCGTTAAAAATCCAGCCTTTTGTTTTGAATGTCTCTGCTAATTTGAACAAGGACTGTTCATCAGTTGTGCATAAAGAGACTATAGAATTGCTTTCGACCTTCCATTGTTTTGCTGTGTCTGGCCATTCATGTTGAAAATCAATGCCAGCATGCAAAGATTGAGCTAATTGATCACCAGGTTCAAGGTCTTTTCTGGTTATCACTACTAGTTTTGGTTCTTCAAAGTTCTACTTTTTCATGACTTTTGATTTTTTGTTACTTAATTGTTAATACTGTTTAGGAATATTATTTATCATACCAAATCCGCCAGTCAATTTGAATTCGACTGACGGATTTTAACATTTTTAACTTTCCTGTGCTTTAAGTTGTTGTCTTTGAGGTATTTGTGCACGCCATTTTTCGTTTTTAAGCCTAAGTGTTGCAACTATTTCCTCTACTGTAAAATCATAACGACCTGCAACAAGCAAAAGGTTTTGGAGGGTATCTGCAATTTCTTCTTTGACATCATTTCTGATTTCATCCTTGTTTTGAGAGTGAACCTTTCTTCCAAAAGTTTTGTTTGCTGCTCTAATCAGCTCGCCATGTTCTTCTGCAAGCTTGCAGAGAGCTTCAGGTAAAGAACATTTATCAAGTGCATCAATGTCCCGTACTTCCTGGTAAATTTCCTCAAATAGGCTATTGTAATTGTTCTTTGTCGAACTCATATGTTACTGTAATGTCTCTTTTTATTACGTCAATGTGAAGGGTATCACCGTTTTCCAGATAACCGTTTTGATTAAAAAAGCCGGATATTGCCTTCGCTTGGTCCTGGTATTTTTCAGTATCGCACGAATCACAAGGACCGGTGTGATAGTATTCAACATGACCCTGTTTGTTTTTAAAGATGTTAAGGGTTACGTTTTGAGATTCGGGTGATTTTTCCTTATTCTCAGTGTTACACCCAAATAATACTAAAAAGAGTGGGAATATTATCCCTAAAGTTAGCTTTTTCATGATATTAATATTCAGTTGGTTCGATAATTTCGTATCCTTCGTATTCACCACTTCTCATTGAATCAATCAACATGGAAGCAGACAGTCCGTCACCGTTTCTGGCAGCATCTCTTAACTTAGCAAGCTCTGAACTTTCAGTAAACCATTTAAGGTCCTGTCGGTACTGTCGAACCTTTTCGTTTGCAGCTTCCTTAAAGTCATCAGGGACCTGATCTATTGAATTTAGATAATCAGGAGCGACTGGTTCTTTTGCGACACCTAAATGAGAATAGTATCCCATTTGATCGTTGCTTTTAAACTCAACAAGACAGATTTTTCTAAAATCTTCTATGGTTTTAGCGATGTATGTTGAATCACCGTGCTTTCCGCGAAAAACTACAACTTTAGTTTTAAAACTTTCACGTGGAATTGGGTTGCTTTTGTATTTTTCATGCTCGTTCTGAGCAAATGTTTCGATATCAGTCTGATTCTTTATCAATTCCAACTCGTCTTCAGCCTGTTTTCTAGTAGGAAATGGACCTATTGGAATCCTGAGTTTCTTCTTTTCTTCCTTAGGTATCATAACTATTGCGACATAACCGAAGTTATTGTTTCGAACAGCGTATGTTATTTCCTTATTCATTCTTAAACTATGTTATAAGGATAAAGGTACCACATTTGACTCAACAATGGAATACTCAACTACCTCCCAGTCACCCGGTTGTGTAATTGTTGACTTAGGATTATAGCTGCTTGCCTTCACTGCATCAGGTGTATAGATTGAACTGCACCACTTAAAAGTTGGCTTTTTAGAATAGATTTTTCCGACTTTTGACAGGTTAGCCTTGCCTCGATGTTTAGAAGGCTTCCAGAACAATCCAGTTGCCTTATGACGTAACTTATAAAACTTCATCTCTTTTCATTACTTTAACACAATCACTAATCCTATATGCAAATATGGCCAACTGATCATAATACTTCATGGTCATCTTCATAATCTGTTCAATCTGCTCAGAAGTACATGCAATTTTGACAGGTATCATTCGTTCCTCGAAAAGCTCACCGTCATGTGGGTTGACCCATTGACCTTTCACTGGAGGATAGATCGTCAGTCCACCTGTTATCTCCCTGACCTTGGAATCCCATATCTTATGAAACTTTGTCTTAATAGGAGTTCCCTCAAGTCTACGTTTAGTTGGGACAAATATTTCCCAAAGCTCTTTAGTTTCCATATTTAGGCATATATTGATAAATGTCAGTCTCATAACAACACTTTAATTGCTTCTTCTCCTAACTTAGATTTCATATATTCTATATGTTCTTCAGTTACTCTTAAGATATCAGACAACTGAATAATATCAATAATAGGTTCAGAGTTAAATTGTTTTGTTTTATGTAAAATGCTTGCAGCAAATCCTAAGTTACCAGAATTAGGATCAGTTGGATATGAAATCATAGTAACTAATGCTTCATCGTTTTGAGGGTTGTCTGGGTTATGCCTGGTCCAGAAAGTATAACCATCGCCATTTGAAGCACCACTTTTCCATCCATGATAATATAAAAGAGCATCTATTGCAAACCTAACAGACACTGCCGGCTTAAACGTTTCTTTATCATTTCTGGTTTGTAAAACTTCATCAGGATAAGCCCTTCTTTGATTTTTAATAATGTCAAGCAGGACGTTTAATTTGTGAATTAGGAGAGAACTTGCTTTATCTGTCCTCCATTTTGCAACGTAATTATCCATTATTCAAACTTTACTTTGAGCCCCATGTCCCTCATCTTTAAAAGAGCCTCAGCGTTTCCTTTAGCATCGTTAACTGGATTATGATCGTGTTTTGTCTTACGAAGCAAGTGTTTCCAAGGAGACCTTGCATCTTTTTGCATACCACACCATAAGTCTCCAATTCGTCTTCCTGAAAAACCAAATGGGTCTGAACCTGCATACTTTAAAAGATAGTAATGGTTGAACATCCAATCAAATGCAACATTATCTGAAGCAAATATTGGTTTATCCTTCGACTTATCCTTTATCCATTCACGAAAGTCTTTCATGGTCTCAGAAGGTTCAGGAAACTTTAAGTGTTCTTCCCTACTTATTCCGCTCACCGCAAGGGCTTCAGGAACCCAGATATTTGAAATTGGTTTGACCTTTCCATAAAAAGTCTCTTCCAACCCATCCTTAACTATGACTGCACCGAAACATACTCCAGAATAATCTGGAGGATATGGTCCATCTGCTTCCCAATCAACTACAATCCAACTCATTTCTTTCTCGTATTTTTATAAAACCTGTTAAACACTTCATCTGAAAATACAACATTAACGACGTTTGTTATCTCTCGGTCACTTAAGCTTGAGCGTCTAAAAAGCTTAGTGTCTTCTCCCTTTAAATCAGCAACAAGTTTTAAGAAGGTCTCGGTTCCTAGTAGTTCTTCAGCTATGAATTTAGCGTCTTCTTTAGTAACACCGGCTTTTTCAGGATTAGTATGAACTCCATCATATGCAAACCATGCAACTATGTTAGCCACTTCTTTGTCTGTTTTAGGTGAAAGAAACTTAGTTATCTTTTCTCTCATCTTTTTGCTAAAAAAATCGTCCATCTTAATATTTTTTAAACTCTTCATAATCAAAACACCTTAGGTTTCCGTCTTTATCAAACCCTACTTCATTTCTACAACTCATAGCAAACCTTATTTGTTCCATGCTTAAATCTATATGACCAAACTTTTCATTAGTCTCAGGGTCATCAAGGATATTTACAAAATCCATTTCCAACCACTCATCGGTTATCATTCGACATGGAACAAATAACTTTCTCCTCTCTTCGCTCATCTTTTCCCATGCCTCAGCTTCACCTAAGTTATGAGAAACGTCTCCTTTGGTAACTGGGACTTTTATCACCTTTGTCCTGTCCTTGTTTACAAATACACGACGAGTTAAACCAGTCCTATAAAAAGTAAATGCCTCACCGTTTACGATGATGGTATCCGCAATATTCATTTCTGAACGTGCATGCATTATGTTAAGTATTTGTTCCTTCCTCACTTTCTATTGATGGTTTATAGACTCTTGCTATGTCTGTCTCTTGAATACGTGCATAAAAATCTTTTCCTTTAAGGAACCAGACCTCAGCATATATGCTGGTACCCTTAACATGAAACTTAGATATGCCCGCTGACCATTTACCTCCCAAAGCAATTATGCTTTTATCCATGCTAACAAATGAAGTCGACCAAACATGAGTCCCGTCTTCAGACGTCCCAGCAGGTTTAAACTTGCCGTAAACAGCCTCTTCACGTCTTGCAAGTTTTCTAGCAACACTGGTTCCAGCTATTTGAACAAGACCATGTGCTTCTCCTGGCTCGGCTATGCTGATGATATATTTCACAAGCTCTTCGTTGGCCTCAATTAAAGTGTCTTCCCAGATTAGGTTTTGGGCCCAACCATCAGACATTTTATTTTCAGGAATACCCAACCAAACTACTTCAAAATCAATTTTATATGCTCCCTTTGGAGCAGGTAATCGTTCAAGCTTATGTAAGGGCCAAACTTCAACAAGTTTTACCTTCTTTTCATCGGTCTCCTTTTTCTTTATCTTAGCCATCTTAAGTCTAATTTACCGAAATAATGCACTTTCGGCTACGATTCAAACGTTTTTTTAACCAAGTCATCGACTGCTGACTCTGGAAAATTTGAATCCTTAAGGTCTTTTTTAAGTTCTTCCTTTAACTAGTTGTCAAAATCAGAAATGTTTAATCTCTTTATTGACAGCCACCTTGCAAGCAATGACCTAACATCATCCCTTCTTGCTAAAACATGATAAGATGCAAAATTCTTTATCATAACCACTTTCTTTTTTTTGAAAAGCCACAGTAAAAAACAGTGATATTGATATTGAGCACAACTAGAAAATCTTATACGCATATGGATAGTAAAGTTCTGGTATGTCATCAAAAAGCATTTCAGTAATAAGGTATTCACTATTTCCAGCGTCAATCATTCCTGGACTTCTTCCTATATTTCCTCTTTTTGTCATGTTTCAGAATTATACCACACCGGTGTAAGAGTGATGGTTTTGCCCTTTGAAATCTTTTCCTCAACTTCCTTTAAAGCAAGCTGTTTAGTCCCAAACGTTTTAGCATGGTCAATGCTGTCTGTTATTGCATTACCGTTCCAGAACTTACGTTTGTCGTTATTGAAAAGCTTCAGTTCGTCTGAGTTTCCTAAAAACTCAATGGCATACCTTGGAGACCAAAACAAAACATCAGAAGGGTTCTTTGAAGGTTTAAGTCCCTTTAGCGTAAACTTGGCCCATATCATCCACGGAGAGGCTGTGTCTGCCATACCTAGTTGATTGACCTTAGCTGTTATTATTGAAAGATAGGAACTTGCATCATTTGGTTGCTTCCTTGAGACGTTATAGAGAAACATAAGTTCAGCTTCCCTTAACTCAGAATAAGACTCAAACGTGGTCATATTAAAAAACTCAATAAGAGTCTTACTGCCTCCTATCGACCTTTCTACATAACACATAGAAGGTCTCTTGGGCATGTCTTCGTCTGATTCAAATAGTTTCATCATGTAAGTTGTTTGAATGTCTCAGATGTCATCTAAACATTTCATAAGATGACGGTTAGAGTATTGATAAGATACCAATAACAAGTCGTCTGTAAGAAGTTCAAACGTTGCCAAACATAATATATATCAACGAAAGCAGAGTAAAAATGCTCTCAGAAAATTTACTGAAAATTTACTTTTGTTTTTAACTTCTTACCCCACTTGGAAAGTTAAATAAACTGGGAACGCCCAGTTGACAGGGCCTGCCCTGTACTACTAAACTAACTAAGATAATACCGATACTATTGAGATCAAAACAGTGGGAGATGCAATTAACAGGTATGGATATTCAGCAGCACAGACGACCCAAATTTCATCAACACTCCTGTAAAGTCTGTTGCAAACTCAGATAATGGAATAAAGGTGTATGTGAATTCGAACTTACAGATGCCAACTCCAGTTCAGAATCTCCAAACTGAACACGAAGCGCCATTATGTTGTCCGCCTCCTTTCCATTTAGTGTACCGAATGCCTCTAAGTATTCAAGTATTGTTGTTGCATTAGGATTTCGCATCTTCTCTTTCCTGTCTTTTTAGGACGCTCCTCATCTTCTTTAAGACTGATATTGCAGTATCAATCTCATCCGTATTCTTAGCGTATACATTAAAACCTATGTAGTCGACCCTTCGACCGACCAGTTGTCCGACCTTTTTCCATACCGGAGATTCTGGATTGTCATTAAACACTGTTGTTTCAACGTATTCGTCTTCCTTTTCTGATTTATAGTTCAGCGCTAAGTTAAAGTTCCTCATGTTATTGGGTTTATGGGTTCAGTATTTCGTCTTATACTCTATTCGTCAAAGTGAGTTTTACCTTAAAGTCCACACCCAGCATTCTCTTTGCCTCTGCTTTTACAAAGTCTCCGATACTTAGCAGTTTTTCAGTAGAATTGGGTGCATGTTTGACAGAAAAATCGACAGAAGCCTCCATGACATGGACTGTCAGTTCCATGTCTTCTATTGAAAGTTTTATGACTATATTAACTCCAAACTCTTTAGAAACGTCTCGTTCTATACCTTCCCAGATGGTCGGTATTCTTTGTCTCGGCTTAAGTTCTTTAATCTCTTCTCTGGTCTCAAACCATGCCCCTTCTGAGTTTTTAAGAGCAAGCGCCTGTTGAAACCTGTCAGGATAGAGACGTGCCCTATGTGTAACTAAGTCACCTTCCTCATTAATGAACGAATATTCGAGAACTAGGTCAACAGGTTCTAATGCTTTTTCAGCGGCAATGCCTTCTGCAATCTCTTCCTCTGTCAGTACTTTAAGCATCTAGGTTATCTTTTAGTGCATTACCAAAATTATCCTTTGATGCATCATCAAAGGAAACTGGCACTGCTAGTGAGCGATTTGTGTATTTCTTGTCTCCTGTAACCTCCTTTATGATGCATCTTTGAATAAAATCAGGCACAGTAAATTTGGTTTCAACAGATGGCATCTCAACTTCTGCAAGCTGGACCCCGCTTTCAAGGGAATCAATAAACCATTTTACACATGAACCATCCTCAGTCAAATACGAGTCAAACTCGATCCGTCTTTTGGAAACTACCCTGTCTGAACCGTTGTAACCGTTGATGAATGTTTCTAGGTCAACTATTGACTCGTTTTCCTCATATACTCCTGGTTGAACTTCTTTTTTCTTTGTCCGATAAAAGAAAAGCTTTTTTTCATTGGACTCTTGGTCAAAATAAGATTCCCTTCTGTATCTAAAACCGTCGGTTGGGTTGTAGTATTGGACGATCTTCTTAACGACAGACTGAATCCCTTCAGGTATCACCGGCAAGTCGTTAAGAAGGTATTTTCTCTCTATTTCAAGTTTTATCATTGCTTCTGGTTTCTTTCGTATGCATGTTCCGTTTCCCTTCCAAAAATCTGTGGAAATTCCTTCTCAAGCCTCTGGACCTGGGAAAGTTCTAGCACCTTCTTAAATGCTAGGTTCTTAGGAAAGCTTCCCCATATAGTCAGTTCTCTAGTCCGACCGTCGTATTTTACCTGGTATTTTTCCTTTCCTTTAATTGACTGTGATAACCTATTGCTTTTCATATTAGTCTTCAAAGTTTAAAACTGAATCATTGAATCTAAACATCCAACCCTTTTCTTTTCCGCCTCCTTCATCTATACTTATTGTCCCGTAATCGACGTTTATTAGGTCTTTGATGTTTACTATGAGAGTTGCAAGATTATCTCTACTTATATGACTGTCTGGGACAATTACTGACATCTTTCCCTTGATTCCAAGGTGTATGAAGTGTGGATGGAGCTCAATAAAGTTTTCGTCAGTGTCTCTTGGTTTTATGAGTTTAAGGTCCTCATCTGGAACTTCTTCTTTTTGAGAGATGAACCAATGTCCAAAATAGCTTGCCTTAATTTGCAACCTGCTTGCATTACACGATTCCTTGCTCACTGTCACTACCTTACCTATGTCTTTCCACTCAGAAGAATCCACTATTTGGACGACATATCTAGTGTTGTTTTGCCAGTAAGGTTGATATTTACCTTCATACTCTATCACCTCCCTGACTTCGACCAGATGGGTGACCTGCGATATTAAGTCGGTGAGACCTCCAAATGTCTTGGCATAGATAAAAAACCTGTCCCCCTTTTCAAACTGGAAACAATCCTCTTCAATCGTAAACTTTTTCTTAACTGTCTTCACTTGTGCTTAGGTTTATGGTAGATACAAAATTGGTCTTTGCTTGGCTTAATGCCTGACACCATTCAAACTCGTCTTGAGATGACAGCCATTCAAGCATCTCGTCTATTGACTTTAGACCTTCCTCGTAGTTTTTAAAGAAACCATGGCGGATTCCACCATCAATGTAAATCTTTATGCCATAGGTCGCTATAAAACGAAGGGCATTCCAATTACCTCTTTCTTCGTTATATGCGTTCATATTAAATTGTTTACCCTCTTAACCTTTGGATGACTTCATCCTCATCTAAAGGTTCTTCTTCTGACACGTCGGCAGGTTCATATGACACTGCTGTTAGGACTCCGTCTACTTGTTTGACAGTCACATCATGTGGTTCCTGCCAGTCTCCGCCACCCCATATCAAAAGATGGTCGTCCTCTAACCTCTTCACTTCATAGTTCTCAAGGACAAGGGATTCACCTTCAATTTTAGGCCAGTCCTTAACTGATGCAACGTTTGTTATCTCCAATTCGTCATCATCTGTCAGGACAAGTTCGGCTAACTGCTGTTTAAAGGTGAGACCTTTTTCGTTCTTTTGGGCCTCGAACTTTCCAATTCGGGTCCATCCCTGCACGTATTCTGTTAATAAATCGCCTGAGTCTGACTCCCAGTTTTCACCGTCCCATTTTGCCACCTGATAACCGCTTTCACAGTATTCGTATCCGACAAACACAAGGACATATGTATCTTGTGTAGGCTTTCTTTTGGTCGTCCAAAGCATCTATATGTAAGTAATTTTAGTTCTAAAGTAATTTACCATACTGTAGTGAACTCAGTAATCAGTGATGGTGATACTGATTCCATCAAATACACGTCATTATTACTCTTCCATACCTTTTCCCCATTTGAGACAATTGTAAGGACTGTCTGATTTCTTCCGGCCCTTTTTCTTGCAAGTATTATGTCCTTTGTTAGGTGAACGTGTTGTCTCTTCATCTTTTGAAGACCGTTCTTTTTAATTGAAGGGACGTTTTCGTTCTTGGTCCCATGATACAGTTTGGTTCCCTTCACAAGGTCAGTGACGTCCTCAAGGTCTAAATCGACCTCAAATGAGTGACCCTGTCTTGCTCGTATATTTCTTCCATCTTCTGAAAACTCAAACCTCTTTTTATCGTTCTCTTCAACTATACGTTTAAGCTCCTCACCGTTTACCTGAAGGACATGTTTTATTGAGCTAACTGTCACCCAACCCTTTTCGTCCATTGTAAGACCCGCCGATTCTGGACCGTGTCTAAGTAAAAACGACAGCTTTCTTGATTTTTTCTCTAAATTCATACTCTTGTTACTATTGATACCCAATCAGGAACCTTTGAATCCATCCAAGCGATTATGTCTGGCCGTGATTTAGGGACCATATAATACTCAGACCTCCAATGATGCTCAAACAGGACTCCAGTCTTTTCAGTCATCATGTCTTTTCCGATATCAAAAGTTGAGTGTAACCACTCCTTTATATATGGGACCCTATTCTTACTGGCAAGGACTGTGTGTTTGTTTATTAATTCAAAAGTCTCACCTGAAAACTTTTCAATCAGTTCTTGGGTCAGTTTTGACTTCTCTTCAGCCTTTCTCCAAGCAGCCTTTCGCTTCTTGTCGGTCTCTTTCCCTTTGTACCAGGTGAAAAACTTATAGATTTTATAGTCTTTATACTTTCTTTCCATGAAAAAAATATACCAAAATTGGTATTATTATCGCATAATTGTGAATTTTTATGAAAATTGAGCTAAGAAATACGAAAAGTGGTGAGTTTTCAATCGATGTTAACCTCTATAACCGTTTGACTGTCTTGGTATAGATTTTAATGATTCTAAAAGTCAAATTCTAATAAAGAATATATCTGATGGTGCTGCTCGACAGATGATCCGGGAAATAGTTAGTTATTTAGTAAATGATTATAGGACTAACAAAGTAGGTGAAGCCTTAGATAAACTATTTGATGAAATTAAAAAGGTTAAGGAAAAATAAGATGGAAGATACTTCAATATTAAAATTGTATGCTATTAGAAGCCATAAAGGGTTTTAAGTCTAGGGGACAAGATAGTACAGACAGTCGTTGGGTAGACGACATCAAGAAAGCTCGAATCTACCCTAAACCTGGTCCAGTCAAGGGTATTGCAACATGGTATAGAAAAAATGCTAAAGAAATCGGAAAATCAGTTGAGGTCCTTGAACTAAATGTGACATCATATACTGTTATTACATAAGATTTCCCTGTACAAATTGATCCCATCAACTTCATCTTCAGACTCATTTAATCATTCGCTAAATCTTCTAACTTTCATAAAAGAGTCTGAGTTTTTATTATACCTGATTCGTCGTCCTTATCTACTCCAAGGAGCCTTATTGCACGGTCATAAGTCTTTTTTATAACCCTTTTATCCAATATTAAAGTTGAACCAGGATAGACTCTCATCTGCATCCTAGTTGCGCCGGAATCGTCTAAAAGTTTTATGGAGTTTGAGTGTTCCTCTGTTCTAAATCCCTTAAGCTTTCCATACCACTTAATCTCTAAGTATGCGTCATATTCTGTTAAAAAAGTCCATATAATGTTTTGTCCCTTCATGCCAAACGGGCCTATACTTGTTGGATTTTTCGGTTCAAAATCATCACAGTTATATGTGTCTATTGCGTATGTGATGTTTTCAGTCATCCAATCTCCGAAGTCTTCTCTCTTTTCAATCTCAAATCCAAGACTGTTTAGAAACGTAATCATCTGATTTATTGTAGTCTCATTGCTTTCCCGTTCATTAAAGGACTGAACTCTATCTTCAAACAAATCAAAGGAATATTGAGAACCTGCTGTGTCTTCCTTTGAATCAAAAGTGTCCTTAATGTTGTTGTATACATGTAAGACTGCTTCTTCATTTAAAACCATTCTATCTTTAATTCTAACTCGACAGTTACTTGCCTTTAATCTTGGATGATTGCTAATTTCGTTACACCAATCATTAAAGCTTTTGACGCTTTCCATAAGATATGTCTGACCTTTAATTCCGTCCTCTTCATCATTACCTGTGATTCCAAGTTGTTGTCTTAACCTGTTTGCCATCTCTTTAAGCTCATCAGGTTCTACTCCTGTAAGATCGGTGAACGCTTCAAAATCACCAACAATATCATTGGGATTACCATTTCTTATGATTCCGTCTATATTCATAAACCATCCATGAGAGTTTAAAAAACCCTTGTAAAATGACTTTAAATCGTCTTGTCTGATATATAACATGACGTTTTCATTGAAGTGACGGATAGTCAGATATGGAGTTGCCGGATCAAGAAGGACTTTCTTTTCATCATCTGTTAATCTATTAGTCTTAAACGTAAACTTAGTCAAGTTATGAACGTTATAGTTACCGAAACTTGACTTATCAAAGATGGACAGACCAAATGCTCGAAGTAACTCAACGTCACGGTCAATATTTTCCATAATCTGTGCTTTTGCTGTTAGACCGTCCATCTCATCTCCATCTTCAACTTCAGACCTTTTAATGGCAACATCAAGCATCTCTCTAAAGTTGTCCCAACCTACCATCGCTTTTCCTGAAGTAAAGGACCACTGCCCTGAATGTATTGGTTTGCCATCCTTCATTTGAACAATCGTGTCATCGTCTCTAAGAATAAATCCATGTTTACTGAGCCTTGAGTTAAGAGTATCAAAATCAATTCGTGCTGGCATGATTATCTGGTTACCTGATAGAGTATATAATAGACCGTCTAATGCTTCTTTAAAGACTGATGTGTCCGTCCTGTCAAACCAAACGTAATAAGCAGACTTAAAATATGGCCAGCCATTTTCATCAGTTGCACATGGATAGCCTAAACCATTCATAGTTGCGACCATCTTCGATCTATCCTCTGACATATTTTTATATATTAACAGACTGAGCAAATGTGAGTACTCTGTTTTCAAGTAGGGCTCTAGCATTTCCGAGATCCTTTAATGTCTTCTTCTCCATGATCGGTGTATGCATGAGAAGCTTTCCTAATGTTCATGCCTATTGCATTAAGGTCTTCTACCATCTTTTCGATCTGTTCATGTGAAAGTCCTTCTTTTTTATGAGCTGTGAATGTAACTTTTCAGCTTTAATCCTTTCATCAGGACTTATGACCATTACCAGTTCCCATAGTCGAAAACAAAACACGTCTGGGTCTATGTCTCGCCTCTTTGCACCGATCCCATTGGCCCTAAGAAACATTAATAGTTCATCATCTGTTATTTCCTGGTGCATACAGGATTAATTTACCCAATCGAATTGGTATATTATAGACATATGTTTAAAAGAAAAAAACCAAGAACGGTTTCCAAACGATTAAATCGGTACCAGGTCAGATAGAAGACGGCAAGATGATAACAGTTGACGGGACCACCCTATTAAAGGGATCATTCACAATTTCAGGCACTAAAATTCTGTAAAGATGAGCATAAAGAAAAAGATAAATGCCGACCACATTGAAGCATTCAAAAACCGAGACCAGCTTAAGAAAACCCTTCTGTCAACAGTAAAGGGCGAGATAACCACTCAGGAGAAAAACCAGGTCACACCAGACCTTTCAGACCAAGAGGTCATTAAAATACTCAACAAGTTTGTTAAGGGCCTAAAAGAGACCCTGAAGCATAACCCTGATTTTGGGCAGGCAAAGAAAGAGCTTGTGATACTTGAGGGCTACCTGCCTAAGGAACTTGACGAAAGCGAGATACGCCTGAAAGTCCAGGAGCTTAAGGCATCAGGTGCAACCAACATCGGCGTGATAATGAAAGGTTTCGTTGGCCTTCAGGTCGACCGAAACCTTGTGTCTAAGGTAGCAAAGGAAGAGCTTAGCACCGTCTAAAAAGAACTCGATTCATGGAGCCTGTCCCATTTGGAAAAGCTTGGGACAGACTCTATTATGTGGCCTATTGCCGATATGCCATGGTTCTCGTCATCGCCTGCTCCCTGTGCAAGCCTGTCTGCCAGCCACTGGAGATCTGGCATGCTAAGGGTCCTTCGCATAAAAGACCAATGGAAGTACGGCGAGACCGACCTAATAAAGCTCCTAAAGGAAAGACTGACTGGGACCCCATAGGACCTGTCCCATCTCCCCCACCCCGTCCAAGGAGTCTCCTTCAAAGCCGACCCACCTGACAAAGTCATCGACCTCCCCAGGAAAAAGAGGAACCCAGTCAGAAGTCTTGCCCATGATAAAACCTCGCCCGTTTAAGAAGTCCCTTTCGGCCTCTTCCTTACTTAGATAAAAGAAACGGTTAAACGGGCCGACTGTGCCTGACTCATCCTTGGCCCTTTCATAGTGCCAGCCATGGAATCCTTCAGTAGGTACAGAGTTAAGCTCAGAGACAGAGTATGAGCCTGCCCTATAGACATACACCAACCCGCTAGGTAGGCCTAAGTTCTTTACCTGAAAACCCAGGCCCTTCAACAGGCAGACAGCTTCTGACTTTTCCATAACAGATATAATACTAAAGACCAAGCACTAACGCGTTTCGAGTCGAATAACTAGACCCTTCTACGGAGTACGGGCACCGGTCCGAACAGCCCCAACTGGGCTTCACTCCTCCTGGGACTAGGGAGTACCGTGACCTGGACCTACACAAAATGAGCTTGTTCGCCCAGCTAAAGCATTAGGGCGCCAGCCAACTCTGGGATCCACCCCAGGATGCAAATCGTTCTGGAATACTGGTCTTCATCTGCACTCTCAGACCAACCAAGCCCGCTAGCTGGACTCAGTGGGCATGACTGCCCTGACTTGGTCGGATCTGACCAACTGGATAGATAGACCTATATGGAATCGAACACTGCACTAATAGACCTCGCTAGACGCCAGACCCAGGCCGAACTGTTCAGGTTGATCAACAGGCGTCCTCCTACCTGGCTTAACACTGCCCAGGTTACTAGGGAGTACGGGCTTAAATGGAAGACTCTTGAACGTCTAAGAAAGGGTGGAAAGATCTCCTCAAGGAAGACTAAGACCAGGTGGGTCGAATGGGACGAGCTTCTTATTTGGATTCATGTCACTAACATCAATATGAAAAAAGATGTTAAGTCTGGCCAGGTAGTTACTTATGCTCGGGTCGCCCCGCTGGAAGGAGAGTCCCCGGCTGCTACGGAGTCCCGGCTCTCCAGGCAGGCTGACAGGCTTAGGGGATTCGTCACTTCTAATGGGCTGCCTATCGGGGAGGAGGTAAGGGAAGTATACAGAAACGGGATGTCTCCTGAATGGGACAGGGTGGTTGAAAGGATACTGCTGGGCGAGGTCACGGTCCTGGTTGTCGAGGAACCTAGTCGGGTAGGGTACTGGAATTGGACCTGGTTGCAGGCACTATGTGAGAGGAAGGGGGTCGCCCTAATGGCCCCAAGCCGGAAGCCCTCTACGGAGTCCCGGCTGGAAGTTAAGGAGGAGCTGGCAGAACACCTCCTACAATGGAAGGCCCTGGTATCGGACTAGCCCTTTTTGCCTAGCTCTGTTGCTATCTCCTTGGCAACCTCTTCGAAATGGTTTGAGTGTAGGCACGAGTCCTGTAGGAACGGGGTCTGGTGCTTCTTAAGGATCTCAAGGATCACGTTTTCCTGTTTTGACATATGGTCTGTTTTTATGGGGCTAATATAACAAGCTGGCCTGAGGGGTAAAAACCCTAAGTGTTAACAGTGGTTAAGGAGCGGCAGTGTTCCACCAGCTTCCTTAGGTCTTCCTCGTCCCCAGGAGGGCAAAGGTATATGGGAACTCCTGCGTCCTGTGCTACCTGCATCTCCTGCATGGTGCCGTCTGCCGGCACGTCCGGTGGGGTCATTACGACTATCATGTTTGATGCCCTTATTGCGGCATCGTTTATCTCCTGTAGCTTCTCGTTCCATGAGCCCTGTATGGCCCGGTGAGGAGAGTAGACAGCACAGCCTGTATGGACCAATGCTATACGGACGGCGTCCCTCCATTCGGTGTAAAGCTTATGCCTTGGGGAGTCCCATTCGGACCACCACACCTTTATCGGCCCGCACAGCGTGATTATGGGTGGCACCTGGTCCAGGGAAGCGTCCACCTAGACGGCACCGTTGCCCTCAGCCGCAAGCAGCTTCAGGTCTAGCGTAAAGTTAGGTTTCATTTGTGTATGTCTTTGCGACTCCGGCGGTCTCTTTAGAATTGATCATCCATGCCTTGAACTCGGCCACCTGGCTCAGGGTGCCGACAAACAGTATCGAGTACCTCGTCAGCTGCTGCCAGTACGGGTCGGGCCTGCCTTCCTTGTACATCGACATGACCTTCTCGTCCAGCCGGTCCTTGATACCGTTGATATGGTGGTGCAGCTCTACTACCAGCGCATGCTGCAGCTCTTTTGTGTAATCGGACACCTTTAGGCTCATGACTCTCTTTCTTTTATAAAATCTGTTAGCAAATACATCGGTATGCCAGGATGCTGCCTGGCGACTGTGCTGTTTGTGCCGAGCCCAGACGAGCCTGACAGTTCGGACCCGTCCCAGACCCACAGCCATTCCGAGTTGTAAAAACCCGGCCAAAGGTGGTTGGAGTCGGTGTCTCTTTTCTTGCCCAAGTAGAGGTATAGCTTTTCGACCTCGCTGGCGTCTCGCGTTACTATTGCTGCTTTCATTTATATTACTTTTACTCGGTTGGCGTCTTCAAGCTTTGTCCAAAACCTTGGGGTCTTTACCTTCCTTGGCCTTTCCCAGCTATAAGACGGTGGAATTATTGCCTCCCCTAAGCCTTTCACATACCATGTTATAGAGCTAAACTCTGATGCTCCTTTTCGTATGTAAACTCGGTCTACTTTTATTTCTGATCCTGCCTTCAGGGTGACCTCTATGACAGTCTTACCTAGTTCCTTCATGGCAGCGTTCCATTCCTCTATAGCCTTTAGGTAGGCTTGGAACTCTTTACTTTCGTTTTGTATTCGTTGACGCTCTTTGTCCCATGCTTGGTAGTCACAGGTGTTTCCAAAGATTCCTCTTTTTGTGAAAGCCTCATAAGTCGGATAATTGAGCTTAGGCTCTTCTGGGTAAGCCGGAGCGTCATCTGGTACCCAGACTTTAGTGGTCATATTGTTTTCACCCCTATAATAACTCATCCTGTAACCTAAGATGGCTGCAAGGGTCGTGTTACGGTATTCACAGTGTAAGTTAAACGACCAGTCCTCGGCAAGTACGAACTCGTCTCCAATTTCAGGTATCAGTAATGATCTCATTTGCTTTGTTTGATATAACAAAAATATACCTAACCGATAGGAATTAAAAATCCAGGATGTTAATGAGTGTTAATGCTTATTCGTAGATTGTCGCGTCTTGCTTTCCCCAGTTCCTAAGCAGGATACCTGCCTTCGCGTTTGCTTCCTGTTCGAGCGGGTGCTCAGCTCCTAGGTGGCCTTCAAGGACTTCTCCCCTTTCCTTCTGTTGGTGATGGACCAGTTCATGTGCAATAGATCTGAAGACGTCTGCTGCAAGCCTAGACCCCTTGAACGCCCAGACCCTGTTCTCATAAGGGACGTACCATGCCATGGACCTTTGTTCACGGACCGGAGTTAGGTTGTTAGATACCTGGATCCTTGGCATCTCCTTGATACCGAGTTCCTTCTTGACATAGGGCAGGAAACGTGATAGCTTTTCCATGAACGGGGCGTCTGCATCCGTAAGGGCATCAGGGTCTACCCAGCTTTCGATTAGGAACCGATTGAAGGTCTTCATAAGTCTATTTATACCCTCAAAATAAAAAGTGACCTGTGTGGAATTCACGAGGGGGCCCCCAAGCTGGATCACAAAACCAGACCTCCCCGGACGGGCATTGCACTCACACTTCTAAAATCAAAAAAGGAGACCTTTCGATCTCCTTTTGTTTTGCTTCTGCTTTCCGGAAAGTACAGTATTAGTACTTGATTGCAAAACGGCCAGCTTCAGTAATGCTGAAAGTCTTTGGAGCAACTTTGCTCAACTTACCTTCAGATACCAGTTGGTACGCCTGTGCAACCACAGAGTTCTTAAACTGCTCATCGCTTACGACTGATTTAGTCATGCCCAAGTAAGTACGAAGCTTGCTTGAGTTAACTGTGCCGTAACGGTTTGCTGCGCTTAAGATACGCTGGCGGATAGACTTACGTGGTCTGCCTTTTGCCATGATGGTTACTTGTTTGGTTAACAATTAGTTAATTAAATATAGAGTTATTAACATACCCAACTAGGGAGTAGATTGGCACAAATAAAAAGGGCCCACCGGTTTTCCGATGAGCCCAACTTCTATGGTTCAGAAGTAATCGAAGCAGGTTATGCGTTTATTAAGTGAGCGTTAGTAAGGTCATAGTTCTTAGAGAACAGTTGGCCGCCTTCGTACTTCAGTGCTGCGTTGTTTTCCAGGTTGAAACCGGCAGAGGTGTGAGAACCGTGCCATGTCAGTTGGTTAACTACGTCCCATACTGTCATACCTGTCTTAATGAACTTCTTTTGGTCGTTACTCAGTTCGCTGAAGTCGATACCCTTACGGCCTAAGCGGTGTATTGTCTCGCTGTATAAAGGGAACTCGTCACGTTTAAAAACCTCAATTATCAGCTTCTTACGGTCAGGGTCTTCCTCTTTTATCTTGTCGGTAATGGTAAACATTGCCTTCTCGACTTCATGTAGCGAGGCACGGGTTCCGGCAGCCAGTTCCAGTTGACGGTTGAAGTTTTGAGGTGTAAAGCCCGTCTTCTCCATCTCACGGATACGTTGCAGGATTTGATAGAACGAATCGTCCGAGCCGGTTATTGGCAGCTTGCTCAGAGGGGTAGGTCCGCCTTGCCCGCCTCCGTCGTTATCGGGGTTAATCGGTCCGCCTTTTGGTTCAGGACCACCCATACCGTTAGAACATATCAGACGCCATATGTAGTTATCAATATGCGAATGGGTTGGGGCAGTTACTAGGGAGAAGCCCATATGGAACTCCTCGTCACGGCCTACCTTTGAGAAGTCAATCTGCTCGTTTGAAAGCAGGTTCAGCTTCACTTCACCTCCGTATATGTCCACCGATTGTAGGCCTAAAGATGGAACGTCGTTCAGTATCCTTTCAGCCAGGTCGAACGTAACGTCTGAACTGATACGGCTGTATTTGTCAACCGAGCAAAAGTCATACACCGTCCTTGCAACGCGGTCAGCGATAAGGTAGATTTCGGTGTCCTTCACTTTCTTTGTCTGGTATGACTTCATTGCCTCTACTAACTTAGCAACTATCTCAGTGTCGTTGTTGCTTGTGAAGTTGCTGGCCAACTTAGCGTTGATGTTAAGGAAGCGCAACAACTTGTTGAAGAAGCCGGTCGTTACCGGTATTTTCAAATCGTTTAGGGTTATGTAGTGCTTCGTCAAAGCGTCAGCATCTACGTGTAGTTGGGAAAGCATGCACCTTTTCAAAAGGGGCTCTGCGTTCTGTGCTGCTTCGCGCATCTTCTTAAGAAACTCGAAGTCTTTTGGTTGGAATTTGTTACCTGCCATTTTATTGATTTTTTTTGTTTAGGCTAATTTAATTCAATTTCAATTACTTGTATGCCTTTTACTGTTAACAGATGTTAATTAGTCTTCAGTGTTAGGTATCACTTTAATTTCCGGGGTCAAGACCTCATTTGACCGGTCAAGGTTCTCATCGGTCTCCAGCTCTTCAAACTCAACATCAACCACTCCGTCCGTCTCTTTTGCGGCACTATTCGCAATGCTATGGAACACCGCATCAAAGTCTTCTGTTGCTTTATGACGGTTTGCAACTTCCTTCTCCTTCATGTTGTGAGCATCCTTAGAGTCGCGGAAGCTTAACTCATCGTATTGAACCTCACCGTTTACTAGGGAGTAATAAAGCTTATGGTCAACCAATGCACCACCACGGCGGTTTTTAGAGTACTCGATGTAACGTCCACCTGCTGTGTCCTTACGGATTTCCATCATGGCGGTGGTAGCATGCTTTAAGTAAGTTGAACCTACATAGGTGCCACTCTTGGTTAAGTGTTGGATTGCAAAGATTGACTTACCTCTTTCCTCGCATGCCTTAATGATAAGGCTCGTCAGCCATGCTTCGGCCTGTTTGGCACGCATACCGAATATGTCGGTCAGCTTCACTATGATGTCCTGGTAAGAGTCCACAACTATCACATCGTGTTTAGAGTCAAGCAACACCGCTTCTACCACTTTGGTTATACCTTCCTCAATGTAGTCCATTAAGAGGATTGTAGGAACCTGACCGATTATCGGTGTCTTCTTTTTATAGAAGTAAAGGTCGTTCTTGGTCATCTCCGAGCTAAGGTAGCACGGGTCACTTTCCGGGTTTTCACGTTTTATTGATGCTAATAAGTCAAGCAACACTGTAGTCTTACCTACACCGCTTTCACCAATCACTATGGTAGCTGTGCCGCTATAAAGGCCGCCTTCCTCAGTGTCATCCGACATTAATCTGTCGATGTATTTACCGGAACGAAACAACTTAAAATCGGGGAAGTTCATGTCGTCCAGGTTTATTGCCTGCACATTCAGCTTCTTAATCGGCTCAACTGTTACCGACACTTCTCCTTCCCATACAGGTGTCCCGTCCTTTACGTCCTTTTCAATCTTTTTAAACACTCCATTAAAAAGGCCATACGACAGTTTTTCACCAGGTAGGTCGACTTGAAAATCGGTGAACAATTCCCTTACACTACTTGATGGCACTTCCGTACCGAACTTTCCGGTGAACCACTGCCGGATGATTTGTTCCTTCTGCCCCATCTGAATGGGGTTCTTGATTACTTCTGCTTTTTCCATTTGAAGTTTTGTTTAGTTAATAATTAATTTGATACTGTAAATATACCACTTAAGACTGAAGACTTGAAACCTGGACTGTTAATGACTGTTAATTCTCTACAGTCTCTACAGTCAAGTCCAGTGAACGAAGGAACTCCTCCTGAGCATGGTGACGGAACTCGTAATGGAACCTTTCGTGCTCGTCCTTTATTGCTTCGTCTAAGGTCATCCCTATCGCTACCTTTGCCAGGACTGAGAAGGTACTTGTCCTTCCGTGTCCATGTTCGCAGTGTATGATAATGGGTCCGTCGTGTTTCCTTATAAAGTCAATGAACCTATATGCCTGTTCCTTGGTTGGCGCATGGTGGTCAGGGACCTCGTAAGTTATTGATGCCATCTCTAAGTGAGGGCAAAACCTTTGGTCAACGTTCTTTTCGCTTCTCAGGTTCACCATGGTCTTTATTCCAAGGTTCCTTTTTAGCCAGTCGTATTGATACTGAAAGAGGGGTTGGGCACATCTGTAGATTACCTTATCGTTTCCCTCATGTACGATACCGAAGTTGCTTAGAGGTATCAGTCCGAATTTTTCTAGTCTTCTCATTATTGCTTGATTGATAGGGTAAATATAAGGATTGTGTCGGTCAACTTAAAACCAGAGTTGTTAACTGATGTTAACGATTTTAATGTCCTTGATCTTCGGTTTTTCAATGTCAATTGCCTTACCTATTGTATGAGCAATAAAGAACGCGGTCAGGTTCGGGCCCTCTCCTTCCTTGGGTTCGACTGTCCCCTCGACCATTACCCACATTCCCTTATACCGACCCTCGCCCTTGCTCCATACCTTATGTGGAGTGAAGCCCGTTATTGCCAGCCTTCCGGTCTCGTTTAGCTTTTCCTTTAGTCCATCAATTACCTTTTCGGTTGTCTTGGTCTCCTTCCCTACTTGGGTGGTCACCTTTAAGTCTACTGTGAATTTCATATGTTAGAATATTATTTGTGATGCTGCGTCTCCGACTGCTGCTGGTTCTACCCATGCTCGTCTTTGATCGGGATATTTCTGGCCGAACTCAAGTTCCCATTGAGTCTTTAACCATTGAGCAACCTCTGTGTATTTAGGCGGAAGCTTGTCTCCTTGCTTATAGTTACGTGAGTAGCTCCTTTCGTTTGAGTTGGTTATGTAGTTCTTACCTGAATACAGCTCATGTCCCCAACCATGAAAGGAATCGTCCGTGTAATATGTGAGCAGTTTTATCTGACCACCGTCCCATATTTCGGTCGAGACTGACTTGCTCTTCTCGTATTCTCTCGACTCGTAATGACCTTTTATCACGGTTGCTTGTGTTACAAAGTTACCTCGTTTATCTCTAATCATGCAGTAAAAATAAAGAAAGCTTCCCTATTAGAGAAGCTTTCAATGTTAAGTCATGTTAAGGCCTGGCTTATTCTCTGCCACCACCATCAGAATCGCCTCCATCTGAGCTGGACTCGCTGCCAGATTCGCTAACGTCCTGTGTGCTAAATGCCGGGTCGTTAGCAACGTCTGCTTGGCCGCTTCTGATAGGTCGCTTACTTCAATATCTACGTTTTTGTCGCGTTTGTTTTGGCCTGGCCAACTACATGCTACTAGTATGAAGACACTCATAAGCATGATAAAGCCGTGAAACTTTGTTTTCATGTTTATTGTTTAGGTTCTCAGCAATGGCAGCCGCTTCTGGGTCTCGACCTAGTTTGGTCAACTTTTCCTGTAAAGAATACCTTGCGCCGGCAATGACCTTAGTCTGTGGATGATGGTGGCTAGATAATAGTTTTTAACTTTCATCTTATGCTTCGAAGTTAGAGAAATTTGTTTCTTCGTAGACGCCTTTGGTCTTGTTGGTTGGGATACCGGCGCTTTCCATAAATGGAACCGATACTTCGCAACGACCCTTAGCGTATTCGTTACGACCTTTTTTCCAGGCAGCCAGGACTTTCTTGGCCTCGTCCTTGTCTTTAGCTACCACTATACCTTGAAACAACCAGTTGTCGGAAGAGTCGGCAATACCTGCCATATAGGCTCTCAGACCGGTCGGGGTAGATTCGCGGATGTCGTCAATTGTAATAGGTGCAGATGCGGCCATACCACGGATAAGGACTTGAACCTCACGTGCGTAATCCTCATCGGATATGTTGTTCGGCACGTTAGTGATAAAGTTTACCTTAATGGTTGCTTGCACGTGCAGACGTCTTTCTTTTAAGGGGTTGCCTGCTGCCTTAGTCCCCGGTTTTGTTTTTGCTTTTGTAGCCACTGTTTTGCAGTTTATAGTTATGAATAATATACCAAAGTGAACCTGTTAGACGACCTCTACTTCGTCTTTTCCGATCAAGACGGTCTCTCCACGGATCGCATCAAGCGTCCCGGCTTTGACTCCTCTTCCTAGATCATAATCAATCTCTATGTCTTCCGTTGACTTTAAGAGGTCCTTGATCTCTTGTGGGTCTGTCGTCGCGCTACCATCAGCGCGGTATGCTCTTATTATTTTCTTCATAGGACAAAAATAAAACAGGATTCCCAAAACCAGAAATCCCGTCTGTTAACGAATGTTAACTACTGGCTGCAATATCTTTATTCTTCCGAAGGCAGCTCTTCAACCAGTCCTTCAACTGATCCTTCGGGAGCTGGACCTGTGATCTCTGGTTCTGGCAGCTGGGTCTCAGCTTCCTGTTGGGCCCTAGCCCCTTCGACTACTCTGTTCCAGTTCTCTTTTAAAATGTCAATCAAACCCATTGTGATTAGTTATTTTTAGGATACTAAGACTGGGATCCTTTCGATGACAGCCGACTTTGGATTTTCGGCCGTGTCTACTAATATTGTAATCCCTTTAGTGTTCATTTCATGTATTGCCCTGCGATAGCCTGATTCAGGTTCCGAAAGCCCAGCAAACATCTTAGAATTCTTGTATGCTGATGCAAACGTCGTTGCTACCCCCACATGTTTCACCTCTGCTTTACCTTCCTTTGTCTCAACGACCGTGACAAGGAATGTCATCTTTTTCTTGCTCCGTATTTTCATATTACTTCTCGTATGCTAAGATACCAATTAATTGGCTTCTTCTGAATCGTGGTACTTGTTGACATAATTCTTAATCTCCACCAGTCTCTGACACTTTTCAAACTCGTCATGGTCAGAAAAGTACTTTATCATGGAGTCTAAGGAACGGATCTTCTCTTCCCGAGATCTGTCGGCTGTAACATCGTCCATAAAGACTGTGTTAAGAGCTTCAAACATCCTTTCCATGAAGGTGTCGTAGTCTGTGTTACGCAGCTTGATCAGCTCGGCTAGAAGCTCTTGCCTCTTTTTATCTTCAGGTCCAAATCCCGGAATCTGGTTCATAACGTCTCCTTTGCTCATTTACTTTTATTTACTGTGGATGCCCACTTCTTTATTATGATACCAATATAAATGACAAAGGGGCAACTCGCCTTTCGACGATTGCCCTCCCCAACGTACGGCGTTGGCTAAGTGTTCAGGGTTTCCCTATACTCTTGCAGTTACAATATAATAGTAGTCAAATGTCTGTAGGTCCTGTTTCATGTCTATTGTCCCTTCAACATCTTTCTTTTTCTCGAAAGCATCGATAAGTTTTAACAAGTTACAGTCGTTCATGTCAACCAAGTAGTGCGAGCCTTCTGCTGTCTTTAGGTAACATGAAAGGAAAGAGCTGCATGCCTTGCTTCCTGCAAGACTCTTATCGAGGAAACCGAACGTAACGATGTCGTTCGCTGGGTCTTTCTTAGTTATCACTGCCAGCTTTCCTATTTCTTCCCTGTCCTTGGTTATTGCGACCTCACCTACCATAAGTCGGGTAGGAATTCCAAAGATGATTTGTCCTTTTAGTATCATATGAATTGTTTGTTGCAGTAAACATAACAAAGGACCTTCACTATTGAAAGTCCTTTGTGTTAATGTGTGTTAATCAAGCTTTATGTCTGCCACTGCCTTTCTCATCTGTGAACGTGCAGTCTTAAGGGCAACTCCCACTTCGCGTGGCTGGATGTTCTTGTGTTCTGCAATCTCGTTCATCGACATCGGGTCTCCTCCACCTAGGCCGTAGAACAGTTCGACTATCTCACGGTCGCGGTTGCTTAACCTTGCGAGTAGACCTTTAATTAGGCTGTCTCTGTCCTCCTCTTCTAGGGAGTATATAGCTTCAGGTTCCACCTTAAGGATAAGGTCGCCCAATGTATTGTCGCCCTCCTCGCCTACCTGCTGGTCAAGCCTGATGGTTCCAAGCTGTACGTCTTCACCTCTCTTTTTGGCCTTGTAGATATCGTATTCCTGGTTCATAGGCAGCCTCACCACTCGGCCGACTGTTCCTAACGCAGTGTTGATGTATTTGTGTATCCAGAACTGTGCATATGATATGAACTTAACGTTCTTAC